ACAAGAACAAATCAAAAGCATATGCTTCGTTAGCTGAATTTATTAAGATCATTAAATCTGAAATTGATCATTTGGTGGATAATGGACCTTTTATCCCAACACATATCTTACACAACGATTCGATTTGTATGACAAAGATAGAAATGAATGAACTAAAGGAATCAGCAAGTTTAGAAACTCCTAAAGAGAGAGAAAGAAAGAGTTCTATTGATTATCAAATTAATAACTTTGAAATTGAAAAAGGTCGTACTAGAAAGTCTTTGGATACTTCTAGAAGTCAATTGAAAAGCGTTTTATTAGACAGTATTTGATGATTAAACAACGCGTGTAGATTTCTATTTAAATAAATTAGCTATTCAGTAAGATTATATATACATACAAATATGACAAAGAAAGTTGTTTTATGTGGTACACATCCTGAACAATTCAATGGTTACTCTAAAGTGGTTTATGAACTTGCCAAAGAAATGGGTAGTTATGAAGATGTAGAATTATACATCTTTGGATTCCAAAACTTTTATGACAATGTTTCGCATAAACAAGAGAGATCTCTTCCCAAAGTAAAAGATATCTATGATGCTTATAAAAACGAGGAACCGAAGGCAAAGGGGTTTGGAGAAACTTTGATTGTTGACTATGTAAATAAGGTGAATCCAGATATTATAGTCATATATAATGATCTTGTTGTAATTACTAATCTAATCAAGAAATTGGTGGAAATAAAAGATCGTAGATTCAAGATTGTACCATATATTGATATTGTATATAAGAATGAAAAAAATCATATGATCAAGTTCATTAATGACAATGTTGATGCGGGTATCATGTTCACTGAATATTGGAAGGATTGTATTCGCCATCAAGGATTTGATAAACCATTAGGAGTATTGGAGCATGGTTTCAATAAAGACACATTCTATCCTATTCCAAAGAAGGTTGCAAGAAAATTCTACAACATCGATGAAAAAAGCTTTGTGATTGTAAACTTGAATCGTAATCAACCTCGTAAGCGTTGGGATATCTGCTTGATGGCATATATCAAATTCATAAAGAATCATTTAGATGACAATATCAAATTAATGATTAGTACTGCCTTGAATGGTGGATGGGATCTAGTCGACATCATGCATTCAGAATGTAGAAAGAATGGGATCACATTTGATCAATTGAAGCGTCATTTGATCATTATTCAGAATCCACAACAAGTTACGGATCGTGAAATTAATGTGATGTACAATGTTGGTGATATTGGAATTAACACTTGTGATGGTGAAGGTTTTGGATTATGTAACTTTGAACAAGCAGGTGTCGGTGTTCCACAAATTGTTCCAAAAGTGGGTGGATTCTTAGACTTTATGCAAAAGTCTTATTCTGTGATGGTTACGCCTCAATGGTCTTATTATACAGACCATAGTCGTGATTTTGTGTCTGGAGAAGCAGAAGTATGTAGTGTGGATGATTTTGTGGAAGCATTAGAGTTTTATTACAAGAACAAAAAGTTGATTAATAAATATGGTGAAAAATCTAGAAATGTAATCACTCAAAAGTATTCTTGGGACAAAAAGGCAAAACAGTTCTATGATATTGTTATGGAATTCACCAGAGATATTAAGCCGTCCCAACCTGTTCGCGAACAAGATATGGATGTGTCTGTGGATATAGACTCTTTGATTGATAATCATGGAAGTGATAACACCAGCAGCACCATAGACAGTAAAGAATCAAAAGAGAGCGACAAGAGTCTTGATGAGGAAGTTGATATTGATCAATTGATTGAAAGTAAGATCTCAGAAAAAAAGATGAAGGAGCCAAATTTAACAATCGACGAAGAGTCAGAAGATGACGACATCATCGTTATTGATGGTGGTGCTTAAAACGCTCGAATCAATACAAGAAGCATTTATTATATTTGAGTTGTGGAATGATGGGGGTATCCATAATGAGATCATTATCGGGTTTGATAACTGGTATCTCGACATTTCGACGAGTTATGTTATCAAAAATTTGTATATTTTCTGGACAACAAGTCATTTCATCCTTATTGTCTCTAAATCTGCATACAGGGTAGTTATGATAAGTATTGAATTCATCCAACTTATACATCATTCCTTTATTACATTCAAACCCAAGACAATCATCGCCTTGAAATGTATTGGATGGTGCATCTACATGACAACGATAATCATTCAAGTATTGATCTGTTTTGAGTTTGAATTCATCTCTTGGTTCAATAAAACATCTCATGGAAGTAGATGATGGTTCTACATAAGAATCATTTAAATATGTATTCCAATTAGTGTATTTTCTGTTCTCTTCTGTTTGGAGTATACAGTTAACATCCACCGATCGGTCATATAGAGGTGAGTTGGAAATATCTGGTTTATAATAATCTACTGTTCTACATGCACTATTCATTATTTATTATTATAATACTTTTTTTTGATTGTATTTACATAATGGATGTGTTCATCATAAGCTGGATATTCAAAATAAGGGGACTTGTTTGAGTATTGAGTAATTTTGGATTTATTTTTATCTAAATACACACTCGTATTGTTTGTATGAATGAAACGAATATACAATTTTGGATCGTTTTCATAAAGCACTAATTTATTGAATTGTTTTTGTAACAAATAACGCTTTACAACAGCATCTTCCTTATTTGCAACATCATCATACCTTAAAAGTGGATCTTTGTAACAGAAAAATATGAATGTACCACTAGGTAAATGAACTTGATATGTAAAGTCATTGTTAAAACTATGATCGATTCTTCGAGTGAACATTAAGTACCTTTTATTTTTCTGTTTGTTTAATGCATGATACAAAGTAGACAAATAATCAGTTGAGCGCCAGTCATCATCATCCCAAGTAGTCCATATCGCATTTGGTGGAACGAGTTCCATAGCCAAATTACGCATTGTTCCTAAAGGCATGTTTTGGACATGTATTTCTACCTTATTGGAGGTCTTTTCCGATAGTATATTCGATTTTCCTTCGTTAATAATTATCAAATACTTCTTTTGATAAGTTTGAACATCGAAGTTTGTTACGGATACTCGAGCAAATGCTTCGCGTTCTTCATTACCTCTTGTGACCATTAAACAATAAATAGGTGGTGGGTCAAGATCCTTAATCCATAAAAGATTTACTATAGAAATAATCAAAACAATAATTAATAGAACAGAATAGTATGAAAATAAGTATGAGAAAAACATCAGTGTTTATACTTATAATAGTTTTTTTTACATATATGTATTGTCTCAGAAGGTTCTCAAACAAAACTAAAATCAATATACAAACCTATTACTGTTTTGACAAAGATATGAATATAAACAACAATACTCAACATATTCCAAATGTCTTCAAGTCTTATGGATTAAAACCTGTAAAAAACTATGATCAAGCAGATCTTCTGTTTACAAGTATGCATGACCATTTCTTCAAACTAGTAAACATTGAACATGTCCATAAGTGTAAGTATATCTATGGGTTACGATGCGTAAACTTATTTGCAAGTAAAAGTACGCTACCAATGATTGCACCTAGAAGAATTCTACCTAAAACTTGGATTCTTCATAAAAAAACACAAAAAGATGACTTATTAAAACACTTTAAAAACGACAAACCAACCAAACACTTACTACTGAAAAGTAATGTTCAAAGACAAACTGGTCTTAAAATTGTGACTCATAAGAATGATATACTTCATCATGAAAAGTATGTAGTATGTCAAGAAATTTTAGAGAACCCTTTCCTTGTTAATAATCGCAAGATCGATATTAGGATATATGTCGTAATTGTATGTGACCAATACAAAGCAAATATGTTTATTTTCAATGATGGGTTCATCTATTACACGAAGAATGAGTACACGAATGATAATGATTACACGAAAGATAATGAGTACACGAATGATAATGATTACACGAAGAATGAGTACACGAATGATAATAATAAAATTGATAAAGACTCAATCATTAGTTCAGGGTATATTGATCGAAAGATTTATGAGGAGAATCCATTAACTCTCCAAAACTTATATGTCTATGTAGGTAAGTCAAAAGAAGAGAAGCTAAAAAGCAGCATTCGTGAATGTTTTCATGTTGTCTTTCATTCTTATTATCCTTACTTGAAAAAGAATGATATTAATGATGGTGTGAACCGTTTTATTATCCTTGGGGCTGATGTTAGTCCCGATCAAGACTTGAATGTCAAATTGCTAGAAATGAATAAGGGGCCTGATTTGAAAGCGAAGGATGATCGCGATCGAGCAGTAAAGGAGAAACTAGTCCATGAATGTATTAACCTTTTAAAAACCCCAGATGATTCAAATCACTTCTTTACAAAAATAATATGAGTACATATCAAAATACACCAAAATTAAAACAATCATGTTTGTAAATAATAAAAAAGAACTAGCAAGTTTAAATAGAAAAAGAAATTTGTTGAGCAAGGATACGATTGTGCTCATATTCTCAAGTATGTGTGGACCATGTCACATGTTTTTGCCAACCTGGAAAGCATTCGTAGATAATCTTAAAAAAGACAAATTGATAGACGCAATTGCGATTGAAGTAGGATATTTAAAAGGCGTGGAAAACACAGATCTTTCAAACATGATTGAAAATATGTCAAAAAAGAACCCTTATGTTCCGAATGTAGCAAAATATGATTCTACAACGAAGAAAGTTCAAATGTTCAAGAAAGATAGAAGCGTGGAAGCGTTAAACCAGTTTATGAAAACACAAAAAGAAACGAAATAAATCATTTAAGAAAGTTTAAAGAAATAGGAAACATATATATACAAAACATTATCTATGACTGAACAAGCAATTCGTAATTTTATTAATCAGCAACAAAGAAGTCAATTAGTCCCCCAAGACCACTCTAATTCAGACTCCATAATTAATTATGAAAACATTCATATTCATGGAAATAATCCACATACTTTTTATGAACAGAACTCATCAACAAATACTGAACTGGAAGAATTCAAAAATCAAGTCAAGATATGGATGCGTCTTGACAATGAGATCAAAGAGTTTACCAAACAAATCAAAATGCTCAACAACGAGATTAAACAACGAAAAAAATATATTGAAAACTTGACACCATTTATCCTCTCTTATATGAGTTCGAATGAAATCGAAGAGTTGAACTCGAAGGATGGTCGATTACAATGCAAAGTTTCAATGGTAAAACCTCCATTGTCTCAAAAAGATTTGAAGCTGAAACTATACAACCAATTTCCAAATAATGCTGAAGATCTAGACAAAATCTTCAAAGAAAGAGAAAAAGTCCAAAAAACGAGTCTAAGAAGGTTAATGTAAAGAATGTACAGTTTTTTATTCTAAGTCATCTTGAAGTTCGGACAAAAACTCGAAGAAAGCACTGAACTTGCCTTTTAGTTTATTTTCAATATCTTTATAATTCCTATAATATGGAAAATACAAAAACCATTCCTTTGTGAACTTATCGAAATTCCTGAATTTGATTCGATCTTTATTTTTTATATTTTTGTATTTTTGTAAATACCTATTTCTAAAACTCATTAACTGATCCACCAAATACCCAGCACTCTTATTTTGAAGTTGTTCTTCCACAATTAACATAAGTTGCTCATTGTTTCTAAGACTAAAATAATCTGCTACTTCATTTTTTACTATAGATAAGTGCTTTGATATTACATCATTTGAATTATCCATTCCAGTCACAGTAAACAGTTGCCTCTTGTCTACAAATATAAAACTGACCACTTCAACGATCGAATATTGAATATCATTTCCTTCGTCTTCCTCATCCTCATCTTCATCCTCTTCTTCGTCATCTTTTATGACTGGCGTATATGTATTTGAAATATTTTTCATGATAAGATCTTTCAACTTTTGTTTGTTTGAGAAATTCTTACCATTAAATAGAATTAAACCAGAAGTAGAGAAACTATTGGCTGCATCTTCATTTAATCGTGTAAAGAAGTTCGAAAATTTACTCAAACCATTATGAATGGAAGATACTAATCCATCATGGTTAGTGATTTGGTTTTTTAGTTTTATTGTGTTTTCTGCGACTTGTAATTGAAGTGCTTGAACCCTCTCTTCCATATTTTGTGGCTTTTTTGTGCCATCTTCTCCTCCGCCAATTCTTCTTTCAACAAATGCTTCTTTTGATGGAGATAATAAAGTAGTTATCATCGAAACAACTATGAAGCACAACAATGTAATTAAGAAGTATCCAAATGCCCTTATCATACTCTTTAATGGTTATATTGAAAAAAAATTGACGGTTAGGTTTAAAAACAAAAGGATATATATATTCTGTAATTGTATTAAGATTGAAAGATTAGTCAATATGATTCTTGTAATTGTGGAATCTGGCACGAAAGCAGCAGTGATTGAGAAGTACTTGAAAGACAGTAAAAAACTGAGTAACATCAAGAATGAGTTCGGTCAGTTCAAGGTGATTGCATCTAAAGGACATGTTCGAGATTTAGCCAAAAAGGACATGGGAATCAATACAAAAGACTTCAATTGTAACTTCGAACTGATTCAAGACAAAAAGTCAACCATTGATCTATTGAAATCCAACATAAATAAGTCGAAGCTTATTTTGTTAGCGGCTGATCATGATCGTGAAGGTGAAGGTATTGCTTGGCATATTCAACAAATGTTCAATTTACAACCAACAAAATACAAGCGTATCCTCTTTAATGAAATTACACAACCTGCTCTTGAAGATGCGGTTATGAATCGATCGGATATCAATCTTCCAATGGTTCATTCCTATTTATCTAGGCGAATACTCGATCGACTTGTTGGGTTCATGATTACCAAGTTATTGTGGAAAGCATTTGATTCGAATGTGATTTTGACTGCAGGTCGAGTTCAATCTGCTACTTTAAACATCATTGTGAATAAGGAGAATGAAATAGTTACTTTTGAGTCTACTCCTTACTGGACCATTAGAGGGGAGTTTGGAAAAGAGATCTCAGATACCACTTTATACTTTAAAGATACTATTTATAAATCTCCAAGTAATAAGGATATCATTACCAAATTGAATACTTTAGTAGACTCAACCTTTACAATGGATGCGGTGAATTTGAAGACCGTAAAAGAGAAAGCTCCATATCCGTTTACAACTTCTTCATTACAACAAACAGCTTACTCTAGTCTTCATTTACCCATCAAAAAGACTATGTCTTGTGCTCAGGAGTTGTATGAAATGGGTGCGATCACATACATGAGAACGGACAGTACAACAATCAATCCGATGTTTAGCAAATCTGCAACAGATTATGTAAACCAAAAATATGGAGGCTCCTATGTTCAAACCAAATCTAGAAAAACGAAAACTTCCAAGAATGCACAAGAAGCACATGAAGCAATAAGACCTACTAATATTACGAAGACTTATAAGTTTAAAAATCCAGAACAGGAAAAGTTATATCAACTTATATGGAATCGTACAATAGCATTCTTTATGGCAGATGCTATTTATGAAGAAGTTCATGTGGTCATTAAGATGAATACCATGTCCCCAGAATACGCTTTTATAGGAAAAGAGAAGTATCTTCAGTTTAATGGATGGTTGTTGTTGTATAACAAGGAGAACAGTAATGTGGATAGTGCTGCCATTGTGAAAAAGTACACAAGCTTAACACCAAGACCAACCAAATTCGAAGGACACAATATATGGACAAATCCACCAAGTCGTTATAATGAATCTAGTATCATTGACAAGTTGGAGAAAAGTGGTATTGGGCGACCATCTACATACGCTAGTATCATGAGTAAACTATTTGAAAAGAAATACATTGAAAAGAGGGATATTCAAGGAATTGAGAAAGAACATATTGACTATGAAGTAAAAGTAAAAAGTAAAAAAGTCAAGCCTATCAAACACATGAAAATGGTTGGAGATGAAAAAATTAAATTGAAACCTACCGAGATTGGTATGGTAGTAGATTCGTTTGTGGCAAAGAATTTTAAAAATATTGTAGACATCGATTTTACAAGTAGTATGGAAAACGCTTTGGATGATATCGCGAGTAAAAGTATAGAATACAAAGCTTTCTTGATGCGTTTCTATAAACAGTTTGAAAAAGACTTTATGGATGTTCAAAATACCATTAAAACAAGTGACAAATCAAAAAATCCTAAACAGCAATTAGGGAAAGAAGAACATATTCTTTATAAACCAAGTGATTGTATGATTATAAAGCGTCTTACTAAATATGGTCCAGTCATCGAGACTCGTTTCCATGATACATCAAAAAAGAGTACATACATCAATATTCAAAAATATCTAGATGACACGAACAAAGACTTACAAACAGTAACCAAGAAAGATGCAGAATTTCTATTAAGCTTACCCCTTGATATTGTACATAATGGAAACACACCCTATAAGCTCTTGTATGGAAGATATGGGTTTTACTTGAAGAACATGAAAGATAACACTACAGTAAGTGTGTTTAAACGATATGTGCCCTTTGTATTAGACATGAAAATTAAAGAACTGTTTGAACATACTGTAAATAAGGTACATAAATGAATGGAAAAAAATAAGCACGAGCTTGATTTAATTCCAAAGATATCTGAAACAAATCGCTTATAAATTAGGTTACAAATGATACATATCGCACATAGAGGATGTATTGAAAGAGAAAATACAATACAAGGAATTATCGATGCTTTCAATCATTTTCCATATGTGGAAATCGATGTACGATACAATACAAAGAGACAATTGGTATTATGTCATGATCGAGAAAAACGAAACTTAGAAAATGAATTGCTTGAAGATTTATTGAAGCATGATGAACCGATGCATTTAATGATTGATATCAAAGCATTTGGCATTGAAAGTGCAATACAACTTGGAAATGATATTGTACAAATGATTGTTCGATATCCGAAGCATACTTATGAGTTATGTTCATTTAATGAATATTGTGTCCAAGAAATGATCCGATTTCGTAAAGAAAACAAGTTGACTATGTTTCATATTGGAGTGATTTCTTCTGGTGTTTCTATTGGTATGTTCAATGATCTATCGATTGATTTTGTGTCATTCAATTATGACATTATTCATGAAGAGATTGTAGATCGTTTACGAAAACAAAACATCAAAGTGTACGCTTGGGTATGTAATGATGAGATGATAAAAAAAGATATGGAATATAAGTACAAGATTGATGGTATCATTTATGATTATCATTCTGGTTTAAATTTAATTTAAATTATGTTTATACTGTGTAATTCTTAATATAATCCTTTTTCCATTGCTCAAATCCATTTTTAGCAATTTGTTCTATATTCCTCATAGTTATTCCATAAGATGCACCAGAGTGCAGATTATTCTTGTCTGCCTTTTCAAGCAACTTATTATGTAGCTCTTGATATGGGCCATCATAATATGCGAAACTATTAAATATATTATTGCCTAGATAGTCCCATAAATTCATTTCATCTACAGCATCGTAAGCATCAATCAGGCAAGTTTTGAACATCTTGTCTGAATCATTTGTGAGAAAAGCAAACTTGTCAGCAGAAGAAGACATGGTTTTAAGATTGGTTCTTTTTTGAAAGTTTTAAATCAAATTTTTGTTTCTTCCAAAAACGAATATACATAAAAGTTCATTTGTTCTCCTTATGTAATCAAGTAAAATGAAATGGATCGACACCGGCAGGATTCGAACCTGCGAGGGAATTTCCCACACACTTAGCAGGCGTGCGCCTTAACCGCTCGGCCACAGTGTCAAAAAAGTGAAGTAATGTAAAAAGACTTTTTACTTACACTTACATGATCTTTTTTTTCATGAATATCAGACGCAACGATTCAAAAAGAAAAAAAAATTGAATCTTTGGTTCAAAAAAGAACAATACACAACACACACATAAACTCATCATATCAAAACAACACATATAACAATGTGCTCCGCTACTCCAGTTCCGAACTTTGTGTATGCCATCCTTCAAAAGAAGGAACTTCATTGTGAGAAGCATAAACTGAAGCAAGTGATTCGTCGTAAGGAACGGAGCATAAAATCAGTAGAATCACCCATTGTTAGAAACCGTATTCAAAAAGAAATTACATCCATGGAAACTAAGATTCATAAGATCGACGGACAAATCAATCTGTACAAATAAGCTGATCCATGCTCCCTCTTTACGAAGACTTGGTACACATAATCGCATATTTATCCCCGTACTTATTCAGTTTCATTTTCTCATTGACTATTGGTAAATTGTTTCCTGGGCGGAATACATCTGGGAATTGCTGTTGGGCACCTGGTGGAGGATTCGCAGAAGACAAGTTGTTTGTGATCAAAGACACAGAGTCTGGAGGAGCAGGAAAGTTTCTGTACGCTGCACCAGACGCAAATGCCTCACCGGTATAGAGACCACCATTTAAGCTGGGTTTAGGTACAGCTACATAAGACTTTTGATCTTCATTATAAGGAGCATAATCATGTTCGAAATCGTTACTGGAAAGAACCATTTTTTATATTAAATAGAAAATATTTAAACATGATCTATTACAATATTAAAAAAAAATATATTAATGGACTCTTTAAAAGAAGTATTGCTTGAGATGGAACAATCACCTTTGAAAGGAACTAAAAAAGAAGAATATTTTGTCACAAAATACAAAACAATCGCAGATGAGTACCCCATGATTATAAAGAAGGCTTGTGACGATGATTTCGACTATGCGAAGATGTTTTGGATGATCGATAAGAAATTAGAAGTAGACTCTCAACGAATTAGTCAACATGATGCTAGTATTGAAGTGGGTGAAGTATTAGTAGATCAATACATCAAACCTATTGTTGATTAATCGGAATGTTGTAGTTCATACACCAATCTTTACATACATTAATGTTTTTTGATATACTCTTTCCTATTATTTTGTTATTTGTATCAATATACTTTGATACTTCTAATGTGTCTTTCAAACAACTGATTTGATTATGTGTATATACAACATTATACTTTGTAAGGGCTATTAACGAATCTTGATAAGCAGTGTACTCATCAATAATTGACTCATCCTCCAATTGAATACATCTTTCAAGAATATCAAGATTTCTTATTTGTAAGTTTGAATCTACTTTCATGTTCTTTCGAAATAGCAAATACTTTTCAGAGTTTGCTGGTCTACTTGTTTGAGGTTTAAGAATCATGAAATGATCATAGAAATCACTACATAATGATATCATTTTAATAGTACGAAGTGAGAACAAATCAAACACTTTCAATAACATAGATCCACCTTCTTTTTGAAGCATCAATGAAATGTATATCTCTGAGATCATCAACTTCAAACTATCTGACTCTTGATTATTGAAGTCAGCACTGAAATCAAAACCACCATCAGAAGTCACAAAATCACAAGAATGTTCCCCTACATATTGAATGAATTTATTTATGGTTTTAACATTATAGATATTTCCATCATCATTATCATACAAATGAATATTATTAGTCTCAAATAAATGCCTCGGTACCTTCCATGATGGGATTTTTTTGTTCGATGATTTCAATGTTATCCCATATATAGAACCTTCGATATCATACATATTATAGAAATCACATAAGCATTCGATGAATCCCCCTGGACCTTCAGCAATGTGTGCACTCTTCATGTTGTTCGAAACAATTTCAAAATCATGAAGTATTTCCCATAACTTGAAATACGATCTACTTAATGGTTTTTTCTTAGATACACTAACTTTGTTATATCCAGAAGAAAATATGAACTCGAATGTATTTGATAATCGTTTTGCGGTATCCCAACACTTATTATCATTGATTTTGTTTTTCCAATGAACTAAATGCTTGTTCAATGTTTGATTTAAATCAATATATGGTTTATGATCAAACTCCTGATGAGGAGTTGTCGCTTTATGTTTACAAATTATACTATTCATAATAAGAGTTTAATACCTATTAGAATTACTTGGTTATTTTTTTAAATATAAACCATCTATTCAAAAAGCTGAATGTTTTCATTTGATCTGTCATGTTATCTATAGCATTTGACACCGCCCAATGTTTATACCCTTTTTTATTTGCTTGAACCATTGTTTTCCATAACAACTCAAATGACCCACTACTCTCTTTGGTTTTCAATGAAATAGTTTTATCTGTTTGTGGATCAACTGGTACAATATTGTATTTGGATAGTTTTCGTTTAAGGAGTTCAAAGTCTACTAAGTATTCTGGAATAATCTTGTTGATACTTTCTACATACACATCAATCTGTTTCCCTAGATTCTCGCTTTCTACTGAATCAGACTCAAAACCATCGTATCTCTTTTCAATTTGCCATAACACTTTTTCATTCATTACACCTTTCAATAAAGAAGTCTTCTCCTTCTTGAAGGCATTATTTACTAAATGCCCATCCAAACATGTACCCATGAAATAGCCTCCAATCTTCAAATGTTTGTCCACATTATAACAGAAAGCATCGAGTGTATCCATGCTTTGGAAGAAGTAGTGAATTGCGAATTGACAACTCACCAAATCAAATGGTTCATTCAAACAGTTTAAATTCTTCTCAAGCAGTGGATTCTTAATCTTCGCCTTATCAATCATACCCATCGCAACCTTAGTCAAATAAGTGAACTCTTCAGATTCAATACTATCTATAATGTTTGTATTCCATTTGACACCACCATCTAGAAGAAGGAACATGAACGATTGTTTTTTGATATCAAACCTATCATTCTCAATAACACGCTTGTACGCCCCGTGATTGCTATTTAATAAGTTATCTTCGTTATTATCCACACCTACAATTTGAGTGAACTTATTATCAATCCACTTCGGAAGATCACCAGCTTGTCCACAACCGATTTCAAGGAGTCTGAATGACTTACCACCAAATAAGTCGTATAGATTCTTTTTCTTGATCCACATATTGTGGAAATCAAGCATAGGTCTGATCATAATACGATTGCGTGGAGTTTCGCGAGCGTAATACAAATCTTGTTGATCGGTCTTAACAACTTCTGTTTCTAATTCTACCTCACCTTTTAACATTTGTGTTGTCACTGGATCAACGATAGACATCCATACATTCATTGCTGTATTGTAATAGTTAGCAGCATTCTCAATGCTATTTGTTTTGCGCATCACTGCTGTTTTGTCCTCACGAAGACGAAGAGGGGACCATTTCATATATTTCGCATTGGGTGAATAAGCCATCTCTACAATCACATCATTTACAATAGGCTCTTTTGTAAAAGTGGTTAAGGGATGTTTGTTATTTCCTTCTAATGGGAGGTAAGTGAAATCATACAAACGATTGATAACTTGGTTCGTGTCTTTCTTTGTCTTGTTTGTGCTAATATCATTGTACATATCGAGTACATTGATAGTAGATTCGATGGATCCTCGATAAGCCACAAACATATCCACATATATCGATTTCTGCTGTACACCTTGCTCATTCTCAACGATACACTCTTCTCCAAATTTCACAAGAACATCAATTGTATTCTCCTCGGGAGGTTTCCATTTGAACACTCGATTCCATGTACCACCAAATAGTCTCATGGTAAGATCATTCTTATATAATGCACCAGGAGACAAATACAAAGGGGTGAAAATCAAACCATCCGTATGATAAGGAAGAGTACTTGATTTTTCTAAACATTTCTTTGTATCTACTGTAATATTTTCAGATCCATAAAAGAACTCTTTTAATTTAATCATTGGTTCCTTAGTTTCCCAGTCATTAAGAAGCTTTTGGATCGCATCCAAACGATCAGGTAATGCTTTATTGCGAATATCTTTTCCCTGGAATGTATAACAATCAAAACACAAAAACATATCTAATTTCGTGTTCAACTTTCCTTTTGTAACATACTCACCATCTACCAAACAACTCTTCATAGATGAGTGTTTCAAACCTGTAGCATACAAATTCAAACGACTATTCATGAAATACACAGAACCATTCTTTGAAATAAACATCAAATAGCGTTCTCCATCCGCTTTCTCCGTACAAGAATAATCCTTCTGAATAGAAACAACATCAACAGCTGGTTCCAATAAGTTTCTCCTCATCAAAGTAATGGGTTGGTATCTCAAAAAATGCTGTGTTTTGTTTGTCAACATATAATCTTCATCAATATTTGAATCTACTAGACGACCATACTCCCGTAACAAGTCGTCTTCCTCTTTCTTCGACATCAATATTTTTACATTACGATTAGCCTTCAACAACTCTTCAGTTATATCAATCATAGATGAAACTATGTCTTGTACATCCTTACGACCATTTGGAAGAACTTCTATTTCCACTTCAAACTCCTCTACATTTGACAATGTTTTTGAACGAATCAAATTCTTTGAGTTCTTGTAGAAAGATGAACGCACAATACTCATATCCACACGCAATGTCTTTCGATCGTTGATGAATGAGTACCGTTTCTTGTAACGATAGTACTTATCCTTCTTACGAATTCCACCTAATAATTCCATTTTAACATCGTCTTGAGGTGATGATTCACTATTCATATTGAGACGAATATCATACTCATTGATATCAATCGAAGGATACTCCTTGACTCGTTTCTTATGTATAATGGTTACATCTGAATGTGGAATGGAATTTGTTTTACAATACTCATGAATATTGTCTTTTCCTGTAATCGTTACACGAAAATCTGACTTATCCACACGAATATCTAAGCTTTCGCGATGAATATTCTCTTCAAGTGTATAATGTTTCTTGATGAATTTAATCATACGATCAAATCCATCCGCAGAGATTACATGTTTATTGAACACCATTTCACATTCATATTTATTACCTATCGCATCTGTAACATAATCCATGAGTTTGTCTTTATAATTGCTCATGAATTGGTTTTTGCTGTCTGTTGCATTTTTTGGACCAGTAGGTAAAACCATTGTAACTTTAAATAATAAACATATAATTATAAAAAGGATCAATTTTTTAAATTAGTACTTCGAATAACTTAGATACTATATCCGCTTTCTTAATTTTAGAAGGCAATTCGATCTGACATTTTTTACACAACTCTTTAAGCTCATCCATGCTCTTTGATTCTAGTTTTGAAGTGTCTATTTTTTCATGTAAATTCAATTTGATAGAAACCTCTACAAGTGTCGTATTGATGTATTCAAAACCATCTTTCGTTATTTTGACAATAAACTCTTTCGTATCCATGTTTACATGAGTGGGCAAATACATTTTATAAGACGACTTCTCAATGATTACGATCCTTGAGTTCAACAATGATGCCCAAAATCGCATACACTTCTCATTCGTATAAGATGTATCTTCACCCTTGTTAGACATGTAACTCACGACATCCCTCTGGAGTTTCTTATAATGAGGTGTCAATTCTTTCAATAAATCCTTATGCTTATCTAATGATACAAAGAAATCCGTGATCATATCATCTTTTGACTTCAGTGGATCTACTAACATAAAAAAAACTTCGTGAAGCTTCTTGTGATAGATTATTTTATGATCATTTGACTTCGAAGATGAATTTGGTGAAACTGCTTTTGGTTCACATTCATACCATATGTTTATCTTATCATATGAAGGCTTTTGTATATACTTTGTTTCATGGATTGCATGATAAAAAGTATGCTTAATTGTTGACAAGTAACGAATAGTACTCATATAACTCATTTATACAAGATAGTAAAAAGGATTTTTTATGAAAGATTCATACTTCACCATCGTAATATATCTTTAAGTCTTTTATCTTAAACTTATTCCATCACGAGAATATCATCCAATGTGTATTTTGTGTCTTGAATCACAGCTTTGCTATATTTTTTCTTTGCTAATGTGAATCTATTATTGGTAGTTTTTTTCGTAATTGTTTTTTCTTTATCAATCACACTTAACAATGGTTTGATTTGCACTTCTTGATCGATATCTAGTTTTAGCAAAGTATTCACACACTCTTCTTGTAATGTAATTTGATTGTTTATGGTATCTTTTGAAATGTCTTTATCTTTATTTATATCTGTATTAGTGTTTTCTTGATTATATAGATTTTGTGATTGTATGTTCACATCTATTGAATCTTGACTTATAGATGGTTTATTCATCTTTAAGTTGTTCTCTAATCCATCAATGAAATACATTACATCATGAATGATTTCATCTTCAAGATTTTGAAAATCAAAGAAAAAACCATTATTGTTCTTTGAATATGACTTATTATGTCTACACAATATGTTGAAAATATCATAATGATAGGAATGATCTAAATGATTGATCCTTTCAATCAATTTCTTAACAACATGATAATTAGTCATTTGTTCATTTCAATTATACTCTGGTCATTGTTTTAAATTTGTTTTAATCTTCATTTTTATCTGACTCGTCATCACTATTATCATCTTCATCTTCTATGTTATCATCGTCCTCATCCTCTTCCTCCTCATCCTCTTCATCATTACTATTTTCACCATCCAAGTTGTCTTCGTTTGGTTCTTCCTCTTCTTCCGCTTCGGAATCATCTTTTGGTTCTTCCTCATCATCTTTGAACTTGGCATTGGATTCTTGTTCTTCATCAAAGTCATCTTCATATTCTTCGTTGTCACTATTATTCGCTTCTTCTGGATCGATCTCATTGTTTTCAACATCAAAGAGTGGAACAGAGTCGTCCTTCAGTTCTACAATACGACCTACTGCAGAAATCTTCGAATCATTGATTTCAAACTTCTTTCCAATGATCTCAACATTAATGACATCTCCTTTCTGTAAAGTGTCTACATTGATGTCCGAGTCAGAACGAATCGTCAAGCTGTTCTTTGGAATAATAATATCAATAATGGGTACGAAATTTGGACCATTATTTAACCCACACACACACAAAACACCGAAATTATTGCTATTCAGTACAGTACATTTTAAGATGCTACCCTTAGTTGGATTACAAACCATTGCTGAAAATTGGATATCATAGTTTACAAATCCTCGTAAAGATTGGATCTCTAAAGCACCTACAGAGACTCTCTTTATTTCAATACTTCCTTTCTTGATATATCCATGTTTCGAACATTTTCCTTCATTTCTATCTTGTAGGAGTTTCAATAAATATTGTTTGTAGTTCTTATTTAGATATTTGGCGGAGAGTTTGACTTTCTCATTCAATAGGGAAAGAACAAAGCTATCGTTATTCATTTAGCCTACTTCTCTTGTTTAAAAGGTACATTTTTTTATAAATCAATTTTTTCTTCTTAATTCTTTGTATTGATCAAAGTATCTCGGTCGTAAGAATGTATCTTTCTTCCGTCTTAAGGCATATTCGTACAATAGACACAGATCGAGTTTCTTTGATGGAGCATCCACTTCCACTTTAAGGTCTTTTAAATATGCTTTCATCATAGTGTTATTGATATGAGATGATTGTTCGCATACTGTACCTATGATTGTATTGCGTTTGTTGTTTTTGAGCGACTCTTTTTGTGCCATTTTGAAGACTCCCTTATTTTTCTTCTTGGATGTTTCAATATGACCCAAAACAAAGTTATCCTTTTCGAATAATGCTTTATGTTTTTTAAAGAATGCCTCATTGTTTTGATTCTTTTCGATAGGAGATGCTTTCACAAACTCACCATCTTTATTTCTTTGGAACAATTCATGATCATATAAATCCCAATAACTAATTATGTTTTCGTCAGCATCATATTCTACTAACCCAGATTCTTTTAACATGGTCTTATCAGCAGTATCGCTTAAGATGTAGTTCCTTTGTTCCTTTTGCCCTTTTTTATCGAAAATCATTCCTTCGATCAATGATTTATCTACATTCTTAATGTACTTACTTATTAATTCTCTTAACTCTTCTACTTCTTTAGACTTATTTTCTACAGGTTTTGTTAACTCGTCTTTCTTATTATCTTGTTTTAGAGCTTCTTTTTGTTTCAGTTCTTTCAAAAACAGACGATAGACCTGCTTCTTTTTGGTGTCAGATGGTTTAAATAAGAAGGCCATCTTTTCATCATCCAACTCATTTGAAATAAAGATGTACTTATTACTTTTATAGATAAACTTACCTTTTTGTTTATTGATGGTGTACATATTATCATCAGTTAGTTTGATTAAAGCATGCTTAAGAATGTATTTATTTTTAAAGAGGCTTGCGATCTGTTCATAAGTCATGAAATATGTATTTGCCTTTTCATAGGATGCGATAATCTTTCGAATATACAAATCGATATCATATTCGATCATGTATGGATCTTTTACTTCCCCCCATTCCTTTTCAATAACTGGTTTACAATCATACTCACACTTTGTAAAATTACACATTTGACTACCATCTTCATCTCCTAATTTGAATTCATTGATTAGTATCCCTTGTGAAGTCTTCAAATCTTTCTTTTCAAACCCCTTTTTATAATAGGTGATCTCTTTATTCAAATTACAATCTATAGATGCATATTTTAATACTCTTTCAATCATTGAAATCTTTCTCTGTTTTTCAAGAGATCTACGATACATTCGAAAATCTACACTTTCCATCTGATCATCTTTCATCATTGCAGTATGAAGGTAAATAGTTGTGTTTCTTTTCTCTTCAGGCAAATGAACATGACTAAAATTACGAACACCTCTTCCAGTAACTTGTTCAATCAAACTCATGTTATGCCAAGGCTCTAAAATATGAATTTCCCGAACATTTTTAAAATCAACCCCCTCTGTCGCTACAGAAGACATCAATATCACTTTGATTTTATCACCATCCTTATTCTCTACACTCTTCGCAATATTAATATACTTATCCTTATTTGTACTCTCTCCTGAAAGAATGATATAGTTTCCTTTATTCGTTTTGTTCGTTTTCCAAAGATTACCCTCTTCATAACGATTATATCCATTGCTCTCCAATGCTAATGCTAATGGTATTATACCCGAATCAATATACCTTGAATATATAATCACAATGCCTTCTGATTTATTTACATAATTTATAATTGCATTCATTTTAGGGCTATACGTATTCAACTTCTCAAATATGTTTACCGTGTCTTCTTTTAGTTCATACTTGGTTTTATTTTTGGTTTGTGTAATGTTAAAGAATTGTTTTAAACCATTCTTACCCACTTGGATTGGAGAAGTTGGATAGTAAATATTGGTTAGTTGAATTCTTTTCTGAATATCATTACCTAAATCTCCTTCAATCATTGTTTCTTCTTTGTCTGATGCTGTTTTATATGGAAGTGATTTATAAGCAGATAGATGGTCTTTTTCAAAATAGCTCACTACTAACTCTACTCCATTCATATCAATTTCATCTAGATCCTCATTATATACATCTTTTACAGGATAGTCTTCTTCTTGTAAAACATTTGCATCATTATTCACACTTGGAAATAAACGAACTGGGAATGTCTTAGGATTCTCACCACGCATGAAAGATACATGATTCTTCGCAAACTTGATTAATTGTTTCTTGAATTTTGGAGTTAATTCAGTATTGTTTTCATCAAACATGGATTTTACTTTGATCTCTGGTATCATGATATTCATTAATAGGATAATTTCACTCGCTTCGTTGTACATTGGAGTTGCAGATAAAAACAATAATCGGACATTTGTGGCATGTTTGTATATTTTACCTAGTATAATTGGAATTTTCTTAAAATCTTTACCAGTTCCTTCTCGAATGTTGTGAACCTCATCCACAATAATCAAACGATTCGAAAAAGTGTCTCTTATATACTCTGTAAATTCATCGTTTTCATCAGTAGTGTTATGTTTTTCAACCTCATTCGTAAATTCCAAATAGCCATAAAACTCATAGTCATTTTTTATCAATGAACGAACTTGTTTCTCCAAGTCCTTCTTAGATAATTTAGTATGATTTGGGATATTTTTTAGGTATTGTTCTCCAAGACATGTATTATCAATATCATTTAGTTTACTAACATCAAACAGCTCTTTCTTAAAATTTTGAACAAGAAGAGAGGAAGTTATTACAATAGTTCTCCCAGTATTCGATCTCTTTTTGTTAAAGTTCTGAGCGATTTGGATACTCGAACATGTTTTCCCCACACCGACGCCATGAAATAAAAGTAAAGCAGTATTTTTTGTACTTAATGACATAAACTGCTTCAAAAACTTTTGATTTTTTGAAAGAACAAAACCATCAAACTCTTCATTCATTTCTGAATCATATTTGTTATAAAAATATTCATCATATTCTAACAGTTGGTGAGATGAGTTTTTGGGTTTCAAACTTTCAAGTTGAAATTTCAAACCTGTCTTTGTTTTACTGGAAGTAGCATGTAGATACTTTCGTAATAGATCATATACATCTTCTCTGTTTTCAGTAGACATGATTCCTACAATTACTATCTTTTATATCAAGGATCATTTTTTTTGAGGCTTTTCTTGACTGCTTCGTGAACTATTTTGAAAGTTTCATACTTTTCTTTATTCCGTTGAAATAGTTTCTCGCAAATCTCATCATATGAAAGCCATTGTACATCACGAACCTCTTTACTTTGATGTATATTGTTTTTATCATAATGATGTACATTCTCTGTTGGATTTACATACTTACCCAAAAAGAAAATGTTTCGATATCTTGTTTTGTTAATGCTTAGGTAAATCTCTTCATAGTACTTGCTTGGATCTAGTAATAGAACCTCATCCTCTTCAATGTTACTCTCTTCACAAAACTCACGCAAAGCACATTGATGATCCTTTTCTCCAAGCTTCCTTCTTCCTTTCGGAAATTCCCATTCTTGTTCGAGCAAACAAATTTTTGAGTTTTTAACAATACTGTCAAGTCTAACAGTACAAGTGGTATTATCTTTTTGTAATAGATCATAACCATGTGACAATTGGTTGAACTTTGATTTTGTATTCTTCATCATGTTATTATTTTTTTTGTTATCAGTCCATAAATTCCGCCAAATCGTATCAAAATCATTTGTATTTAAAAACTCTTTCTCCTCAAAAGTCATTCTCTCAAACATTTTAGTAATATAGTTTTTGTTCCCGAGTTGATAATTCCCACGAACGAACTCTACATAACATAAAGAGTCTTTACGCTGAATCATCAAATACTTAATCTCTCCACCCACAAAACGATAACAAATCACTCCATAACTTGTCGTAGGTGAATTACACAAACGAGAAGTATGCCCAAACAAACCGCAATTCAAACATTGAATATCTCTTTTTTTATGTCTATTCATTATATTTACACAAACCTTATTTACAGTTCATGAAAAAAATTATAATATATTGTTTAAATAATAAATATGCAACCATACATATGGGGAAAATATCTTTGGACATCTATTCATTATATTAGTTTAGGATACCCTGAAAATCCATCCAAAGAAGAACAAAATGATTATAAGGATTTTTTCGAGAATTTATTCAAAATTATACCATGTTACACTTGTAGTGAGAATTACAAAGATCATCTTCAGAAATTACCAATCACCCCACAAGTTTTGCAAAACACTAAATCATTATTCAAGTGGACTGTAGAAGTCCATAATCTTGTAAATAAAAGCTTGAATAAACGATTGCTTAGTTATGAAGAAGCATATCAATTATACACTAAAGTCCATGAAAAGAACAATCAATTTATGATTGACTGTTTTTCTAATTTGTCCAATAAAAACACCTCTAAATTTATGATTCCCAATACATGGCTTATCTTCTTCAATTTCATTTTGGTCCTGTTTATATTAATACTACTCTTCATGCGAAAATCTTTTCGAAAGCTTTTCTGAACTTGATTAGATTTTTCTCAAACTTGGACCCTTCGATCACAAACTTAACTACTAGATTCCCACGATCATCCCCTTGAACTATTCCTCTTTTTTTTATTACCCAAGGTTCTTTGGTATTAAAGTATTTTTCACTCTTCAATGTTATCGTACTTTCTTTTTCTGATAGTTTTATTATTTTTTTAAAACCTAAGATGGACTCCTCAATATTAATCTTAATTTGTGCATATATATCCTTGTTCTTTATTTTTAAAGTATACTCTTCATTTTCGTTGATTTGATGTTTGAATATAATCATCAACTCATGGTTAACTTGTAACTTCTGATTATGTGATGTACCACTATCCAATTTAATCTCCACTTCAACTGGCTCCTTCAAATAACCATCAACACACTCTTTACATTTGTGAAGATTTTGACGGATCACCGATTCACCATTACAACTTGGACATACCGTTGGAAAAGGGAAACTAGGAATATATCCTTGACCATTACATCCCATACAATGCATAAGACCTGTATGTGCTGTTCCATTCATATCGCATCGTTTGCACTTTTTACTACTTTCATACCGAACTTGTTTCACACATCCAAACACAATGTCATCTAAATTCAAAATAACTACTTTTGTTATCGATTGTTTGGGTTTTTGAAATTCTTCTTGGGTTTGAAAGACATTTTTCAATATATCACCCAAATCGAATACACTCATATGAACTTCTGAACTAAAGGAGTCAGTAAGACCATCGCCATCTATATTTTGATCATATAATGATTTTTTATGTTCATCAGATAGTGTGTCATACGCTTCTTGGATTTTCTTGAAAGCTTCTTCATCACCATCTTGTCTGTCAGGATGGTACTTTTTGGCTAAATTACGATAACTCTTCTTTATTTCATCGGCACTCGCATGTGTTTCTATTTCGAGATCTGAATAGAAACCTTTGATATCTTTGATCATTCATTCAGTTATTTAAAATTTAAATAAATTATTTAAATAAGTTTGATATGGATGCTTATGAAATTTTAGGTGTAACACGATCAACCTCTTTGGAAAAAGTGAGAAAGCAATTCAAAAAGCTTGCTATGGATGTTCATCCAGACAAAGGAGGGAGTGATCATTTATTCCAAATTCTTAAGAAGAGTTATGTTCAAGTTTTACAAGATATAAAAAATAGAGAAAGTGATAAACAGTTCAATGAACTAAAAAGTGAACATGAACAATACAAACATCAAAACTCCTCCAAAGTAAATGTCCAATTCGCAAATGTGGATGAAACAGAGATGATGAAACGGTTCCATAAGGTATTCGATGAAAACAAAATGAAAGATGAACACTCTAGAGGCTATGGTAAAAAGATGGTACAACAAGGAGGTCCTAGAGAAGACATCAGTGTTGAAAAAACAATGAACAAGTTTTCTATCAAGAAGTTCAATCAAGAATTCAATAAAACAGAACCAAAAAATACTAAACACCTAGTAAAAAAATATAATCCAGAGCCTTTTGTACTTTCAAAAACATTACCTTATACCGAACTTGGAGTGGACAAGGTGAATGATTTTTCGAATCATACAGAAAGTAAAAATGGATTACAATATACAGACTACATGAAAGCCCATACTATGAATCGATTGTCTAAAGGATCTTCTAAACATATTCCAAAACACAAAACAATCGATGATGTCGAGCGAGACCGATCAAACATTTCATTTCAAATGAATGAAGAAGAACTGAAAAAATACACTGCTTTTAAGATGAAACAAGAAAGAAAAGAGAAGAATCGAATGAAAACATTGGAATCGAAAGATCAACAGATATTCAATCTATATGAAAAAGTAAATAAATCTATGTTACAGTACAAACAATAAATTGAACATCATAATACTTATGTTTCATTACAAATATACCATACATTCTTAGGTTTATAAATATTGATCAATTTATTTCGATTCATTTGCTTTTGATCCATAACTACAATCAAATGATCAAATCTATATTCCATACCACAACCAACAATAGGATTTGTAACAACCGTTATTTTATTGCTTGTTGATCCGTACTGATAATTGTTTATTGTTTGATAGGAGATATGATGTGCTTTCATTAAGTTTAGTATGAATTTTGATGTATAATAGATAAGTACAGATTCTGTTTTGAGCCGTTTAACCATGATAATGAAATTTTGATAGATGCTATTACATGAAAGAATTTCTTTACCGATATTCAAATTAATTTCAGGAATAAGAATCTGATCATTCGAGTGATTGATTCTATTTTTACATATTGGACAACGATTGTTCATTTGTAACCATGTATTTAAACACCGAAAACAGAAGGAGGTTTTACAACATTTCAATATGGTCTTGTGTTCTATCTTATCAATACATATGTTGCATGTTTGACTATTTTCCAATCTATGAATACAGGAATCATAAATCTTTTCGTACTCATGTTTTTTTTTAGTCAACCCTAATAGTCTTTCGGTATTGGTCTTATCAATCACATTCATGTGAATATCAATGTGATTTATAGTACTCTTCACATTGGCAAGGATATGGTTGTATGCTGATTCATTTGTGTAAAAGATGAGTGGGTTGATAAGACAAACCGCATGTGAAATATCATCATCTTTGAGGGCATCAGTGATATTTGTGTATGAATTAAATTTAGATTCAATAAATGTTTCTGTTTGTTCAATAGATGCATCTTCTATATTGATTGTTATTTTATTATATATCTCTTTGGTGTATTCTCCATACAAATCTTTGATTATATTTTTAAGAAAACCAATTCTTCTATTCTTCGAAGAATTATCATATTCATCTAAGAATCCAAAAGAAACTATCCACATAAATTGGTATGTAATATGTAATTCTTTTGGTAATAGAAGGTCATCACATGTATCTAAAATCAGTTTTCGAATATTATATCCATTAGCTGTCAATGAAATAAGAGCCTTATCCATGACATGATCATTTATGATTGCAACCTTTTTTCTATCATCATTTCTATGTAAGTTAATTATATCTTGGATATCCTTGATATAAACAATAGTATCGCTACTCTTTGTTCTGTCTATGTAACTATTCCAGATATTTAATAGATTTTCAGGCACAATAAGTACATCTATCTCCTGAAACTCAGATGGATCAGAATGAAGGGTTATATTATTATTACACATTGTCATTGTTTTAGATTTGGTTGTAGATGCAAGTTGGACAATATCAAGTAAGAGTTGCATTCTCGAATCACTTAATGTTTTTATACAATTGATGATACCAATTTCAGATTTCATGAATAATTTTGGTTTTAGTGTAATCAATTCACTTTCTATGGTTTTACAACTGGATAAAAACCTTAATGAATAATGATTGGGTTGTACCATTTAAAATAGGACATTATTTTTGTAGAAATCATACTATTTAAAATTTTAGTAATAAATCAAAATTAACAGAACTCATGCCAATTGAAGACTTAGATTATTTATACAAAAATAGTGTAAAAGAGAATATAATCATTTTAGTGGATAGTGCCAAAAGAGATAAAAACCTTTGGTTATCTCCAAATAACTTTCAGATCGATTTTAATGAACCCTTTAAATATGTGTATGGTTTAGATATCTTAGATATTTCTATCCCCAGAACAATGTACAGTGTTGACTACAATAGAAGTAAATTATTTTTTAAAGTTGGTCATTCTATTAATGAAAATAATATACTATCTGAAGAAGATGAACTGCTTTTAGAGTTTGTATCAAGAGACTATACAGTTCGTGAATTGATTGAAGAGATGGGTTCGGAAGGAAATGTTTTATTTGATAACAATATCAATGTTCGTATCGATGCGAATGTAAGTGAACGAAAATCAGTCATCGAATACAGAAATGAGGACCAACCTCCAAAACCATTCTTCTTCAATTTTGAAAAATCGACCACCAATGAAGTATTAGGATTTAATGAAAATGCTAGTTCTATTTATGAAGATCGATATAGAAAAATACAACATCCAACAAATTCTCAGTTGTTTGCGAGCATACCAACCTATTTAGATACTCTTATTCGCAATCCTGAGTGGAACATCAAAGATAATGTATTTGAATTGAACAAGATGGATGAAGTATCATCTCTTCCAATCACTGATGAGTTCAATCAAGGAATCATTCATACCAATCTGAATCAAGAAGATTATAAATACATGGGTTATTTCATAACAAACATGACTCTACTAGATATGAATACAAATAGTAATGACAGTCTAGAGTTTTACCTTTACAAGTTTGACTATTCTGACGGATTTCCAAGTGGTGTATCAAAACAAGATATCATAGATACTTTTCACATGGTCGCTGATAAAACTAACATCCAAAATATTACTGGATACTCATCTCATGTTTCAGAATCAAATATTGAACTAATTACTAATGACTATTTCGTACCATTAGGGAGTAATATGGTATTTGACATTAATAAATATCAGGATTTTCCATATTACTTTAAGTCATTACCAATCCAATCTCAAGGAAATGTATTTTATTTAGTTTATCTTCATGATGATAATCAGTTAATAACAAAGGACATTAGTACAAGTGTTGATGTAGATGTAATACAAGAATTCAAAATAATATCACCTGGTCTTGTACAATTATCGGGTGAAAGATACATAACTATTCACTGTGATGAGATAGAAAACCATTTGAGAGGAAGTATGATGTTTAATAATTATTCACCTGGATTGGCAATGGTCAATCTTGGTGTTCAGGGTTTTTCAGAAAATCGCATAGATTTTTTTAGTGTGAAATACAAAGAGTTTCATCCAATAGGTAAGTTAACTGGATTAAAATTCACATTAAAAACACCAGATGGTCTGATGTATGACTTAAAAGGTGTAAATTGGCATATGTTAGTATCTGTAAAATATTATGTTCCAAAGAAAATGACTAGTTTTGAAACAAGTATACTGAATCCAAACTATAATTATAATTTTATTCAATATCAAATCGACAAGAAAGAACTTCATGAGTCATCCTCTTCTGAAGATGATATCAGTGAAGATGAGTTCAATAGAATGAAACGAAATGAGATTGCTTTCCAAGAAAAATTATATGATGAGGAAGATTCAACTACTGATGATGAAAGCGATTAGTACTCCATTTAAACACTACATATGTGTATGATATATACCAAATCATGTCTAAAACGCTACTACTCGATTTTGATGGTGTGATCTTCAATAATCCAAGGATGAATAAAATGATCCAACATAGAGCAACTATTTATTTTCAACACCATACGCAAATGCCTTATAAAGTTGCTTCAAAACTAAATGTAAAGTTTTACAAGAATTACGGACACACAGTAAATTTTATCAAGGACATCATTGAATATCCAGAATCTGTTAATATTCAAGACTTTAATGAGTTTGTTTACTCTACGAAAACACTTGATACTATTTCAAAAGAGATGCGTCAATCTGACATTCATTTAGCCTCTCTATGGTGTGATACCATTGCAGAATTCAGGGAAAATGATTATCAAATCAAAATATTTAGCAATGCACCACACCATTGGATTCACCGTTGTTTGGAAGACTTCCCAGATTATGATCTAAAATACATGTTCGATGATTGCTTTTGTTTTGACAATTTGAATTCGATAAAACCTAACAAAGAATCATATATGGAAGTATATGATCAGGAAGAAAAAATTATATTTGTAGATGATAGTATTGATAATTTGAAGCCTCTCTTAAATACTGAACATATTTTTGGGGATCATTGTGTATGGTATCCAATACATTTTGGACGATCGAATAATGATTCATTCTTTTCAACAACAAATCCATTGACGATCCAAGGGTTTATTTAGAAAGTAGCGTATACATTACCATTGAAAGCCTCGATCACTTTGTAATTGGTGGAAAGGTCAGATTGCACACCTTTTACTTGGGGAGTTGGGGGAGTAGGTACTGGTGTGGGTACTGGTACTGGTGTGGGTACTGGTGCAGGTCTAGATTTGATAACAGCTTCTTCTTCAACAACATTATTCATAGTGAGAGTACGCATTACAGAAGGGTCTACATCTTTTACATTGTCATACATATTGTCAAGTACTTCATCCATAAAATTTTCACGGTAGCGAATACCGCCACCAATTGCTGAAATCAAAGTTAAGATGATCAAAAAGGAACAGAATATCCAAAATAATCTATGCATTTGTTATAAAAAGAGAAAATTTTTCATTCTCTTTTAGGTCTGTATAATACTATTTTTTTATTCTTATCCCAAATCGACTTTTTAATAGAGTTCATCGATTTGGAATATCCATAACAATTTTCAGTAAATCCATTTTTAAAATTGATGCTTGATGAAACATGTACTAAATGTTGAATTAACAAGTCTACTTTCTCATCTTCATTATCTTCTATAAATCGTTTCATGTACAATTTGTACAGTTCAAAAAATATCGATGTCACAAGTTTGTTATTGTCTTTAAAATATGCAAAACATTGATTACTTGTGTCATAGATGGTTAATACTTTTGCATGTTTTTTAGATGATCCATCACTGACATAAATGTCTACATGGGTTGGTATAAGATGATCATATTTCTTATGTGTTATAACTTTGACATCAACATCTTTTTCATGAGCAATCCGAATAATGTTATTCAAATCTTTCTCTGGCTTTCTTGATAAAACTTCCATGTACTTAGCTCCTTTTCCATAACTTTTACCCAAGTGTTTTTGTAAAGAATAAATTCCTGAAAAAACAACTCCTTGTTTTATAAGATACTTCTTTATCTCAGAATACAGATCATAGTACTTCTCATCTAATTTGGTTTGTTCTTGAATGACATCATCAATAGAAGCTGTAGATGAACTTTGTAATTCAAATGTATTTTCAAAAAGCAATAGTCTCTTGTATACCTTAATCCAACGGTAGGAAGCACTCATAGGAGAACACAATTCAATATAGGCAAACGCTTTCAATAGATCTCTTGAACATACTTTTATCTTTCGATTCCCATCATAATTCAATGGAACCGCTTTCTTCAATATCAAGTCTAATTCATCTTTATTCAACTGTGTAAAATCAGCGACAGATTCAAAGTTTGTAAATACTTTGAAGGTATTTTCATGGATCGCATTTTTTACTTCGGTATATTTATGATTTTGTTCTATCAACTTATCCGCCAATTCAATCGCTTTCTTCGAGGCATCTTTCAAGAAACAATCATAATCAGGTAATGTAAATTTGTCATAAAACTTCAATTCATTAGGTAACATCTCATTTAACGCGAATCCACCATACAATACACCATTATTCTTAATAATGTAATCAATAACAATATCGTAGATAGGTTTCATTTCAATGAATTTTTCTTTCATAAGTTTTTCTTCAATACCAGCAGCAGTTCTATCAGGGGACACTAATTTTCTATCAATGAATTGAAATAATTCACCAAAAGGGTCTCCGAACATTTACTTTTTTTACATAAAATAAATAAACTTATATTATTATAAAAATGTTTGGAACTGATTTACAACAAGCATATGATCCTGGTATGAATACTGAGCCTCAAAACATGATTCACTTAAACTCTGCTTCAGACATGGATAGAGAAGTCGAACAAAAACAAGCCGCTATGCATCATCAACATGAAGAACAACATCAACCAACAACTTACGATACTAACAGTTTTTTTAGAGACAATCAAATGCAAAATCAATTAAGTCAACTTCAAGAAGAGTTGCGTCTTCAAAAACAAAAAACATACAAAACATCCAATGATGTAAATATTATTGACCGTTTTGTAAGCAAGAAAAAGGATGTTATAAAATTAGTATTAATATCTTTGACCATTGTACTCGCGTTCAGTTTACACTATGTTATACATGATGCATTGAAGGCATATCTCATGAACAGTATCTTGACACCTTCACAAGAGTTAATGACCAAATTGGCTTATCCTGTCACTATTTTATTAGTTATTTGGACTATTAAGGTATTTAATAAATAAGCCTTCTTACTCGGTTTGTGGTCGTGTGCATTCTTACTTGTTTCTTTCTTTTAGGTTGTTCATTTGGTTGTTGATCAGTCATGAGTGTTAATACCATTTTTTCCAAGAGGGCAACACGAGTCTTCAGTTCATTCAATTCTTTAGTGTCTTTATCCATAAGTATGTAATTCTATAAAATATTAATTATATTTGTTATTTTTTTTCCTAGTATTCAAACAAAGATGAGTAGCAATACTGACGATAGTCATTTTTTAGAAATCCTTAGTTTTTTTGTAATGTATTTCATCTTGTCCTTTTTCAACAAGTCTCAACACATGCAAGCTTTACTTACTAAAGAATATGATAAAAAACAATCTAAATATGTTTATAATCTTACCAACATTTATTATTTACCTTTAACGATTGCTCGTCGTATTAGTTTCATAATATTCACATACATTTTAGCGGTGATGTTTTATTTCTATGTCTTAAGACAACCAGAAAGAACATGGTTATTTACAAAGAGCATTTACATTGTTTCTGTTGGATTGTATGCATCTTTGATCATGTTTTTAATCTATTTCTATATTGAAAAATTTAGTAAACTATCATCCACTTGGAACTCATATCGACATGAGTCTGCGAATAATAGAAATTTTACTTTCATTCTACTTTTCAATTGGATATTTATCACCATCATATTTTACTCATTGATCAATATCAAATCATTCGGACCTTACTTTATGATGGAATTGTCAATCAATAAGCAAACCACTAAAGCTCAAAAACCTTTTCTATCATTAATATTTGGTATTGGAATCATTACAGTACTGAATATAATGTACCCATATAAAAAGGATCCTGCAAAAACACCAGTCAAACAAATAGCACATACATTAGCATTTTTGACAGCATTAATGTTTTGTTAAAATATCAATACATTCAATCATAAATCCATAACATAATGATTTATATCCCATAATAATAATTGTATTCATTATTATTTCTTGAAATTCTTCTAGGTATTCTGGTAATTGTAAGAGATAAACTATAATCGCTATACAAAATCCAAATAAAAATGTCTTCACCACAATATTGCGTATAAATGATACTTGGAACTCTTTTGTATATTCATTTGATTCCTGGCCAATTTTGTAAAATGATTCAATCCATATAATAGACAATATAATAATCGATAGTAAGTGTTCAATCATTTTTAAATTATTATAGATATGATTATATACAAAAACAATATATTTTCTGTTAGATATAAATTATTGAATTGGATTTCAGTAGATGATACTAATCGATAACACCCCATAGTTATATTAATTATGTTTAGAATTATCAATAAGATTTGAATTTGTGGAGAATCTGGGTAGTTTAATTCAAAGTAACCTGTCAAGAAGAACATCATAAAAGCATCAATGATGAAAAAATATCTATCTTCTAAAGTTAACAGTTTAGTACTTAGGATGGATTTGAATATAAATAAAAAGACTCTTTTATACATGACATAGATGAATAAAAGATGCACTTCCTTTTTTTTAAAAAACTCTATTGAAGAGTTTATTAATTCCTTTTTGTATTTCTCTATCATTGCATTTTGTTGATCAGGAGGTAACATCATAGCCATTTGTATATCTTTCAACAAGTTAGCATTTTTTTTTTCAAAGTATACTAATAAAATACAAGCAACAACCACAGTGATTATTATAAATATCGTGATGCTTTTGATGATCACAATTAATACTTTGAAAATATCATTGTTTTTTTTACTATTAGTGTATTTATTACTAGTATACTGGTCACCATTGATATAAACTAAATAAATCAATCCGACTGCAATAATAAATACCATAAACATAACTAAGGATGAAATTGGATTATCGAACGAATTAAGGAAAAAATTGTTAATATATTTTTCCATCATTATGCTTTTATATTATATATTTGATAACATAAGTTTAATAAAAAGATAACTGAAGTTATTATGAAAACAAAGTTGTTGTTTATATGAATCGAATAGAGCTTTTTCCTACATTTTATATTAAAGAATATATCTCGAAACAGTTTCAGTGCATTCTTATGGGTTTTCATATTCACATTGATACTTGTCCTGGTATGAACCAGAATAATAAATCGATCAATAGTCATACTAATTAAAGTAATCAATAATGGAACAAGTGAAATGAATGTTAGAGGGAGGATATATTTATAACTCACTAGAAGTAATGCGATCGCAATAAGTGTTACAAATGTATACAATAAAAACTCTATCATAGGATTTGTTATGTTGAATTCTTCTCGTACAACTTGTAACAACTTTATAATTACAAATACTGCTATATACATCCTTAAGGTAAACTCAATAAAGTAAAACTTTTCACCAAACAAGGTAGTGGGAATGATATAAAACTTATTATTCTCATCTAAAAAGGATTTAGCTATTGGTTTCATCATCCAATTATAAACTGTTTGCAAATTCACATTAGCCTTTTCCTTCGGAAATTGGTAAGCCAATGCCTTAAAAAATATATACACTAAAATGTATGCGATAACAAACAACTTAATAAATTGTGATATCATAAGCTTTGATAATTTGTTTCTCTTTTTATCATCATCCAATATCATAAAAGTAATGATTACTGTTAAAAACATAATTGCTTTGTTTTTTTCATAACTTATGCTAGCATACTCCAATAAGTTTTCCTTTCGAATTACATCCATCTTAAAAGATGAAATAATTTAATATCAATTAATATAAATAATAGAAATGGATTCCCAAATAATTCCAATGGTATATGGCTTAAAAGTTCTTAAATTAGGTTCCGTATTTGTATCTGCTAATATAAGCGCGAATTATATGTCTCAGGTGTACATGGAAAAAGTTCTTGTGAACCAAGAAAACCCTCAACCACTTGTCAATCTTATTTGGATGTTTCTATTGATTGATTCCATTATTACTATATTCATTCTCGCATTAGCTTACATTTCTGGAACATTTATCAACAAAAATATGAGCACCGTGATTACTCTACTGGCTTTAGATACTGCTGTAGTATTGACTAATATCGCCCTCTTTGGTTCTATTGTTGCGACCGTTATGAACAATAAGAAGTTCTTTATGTATAAAGACGATGGTTTAAGAGCTATTCGTGCATTAAAAGAGATCTTAACTTACTTTGGTATGGTGTTTTGTCTTATGCCTGTGTTTATCGCATTTCAACCATTCGTATCCCCTCCCCAACCTAAAACAAATTAATTTAAAACAGTAGATGTATAATTATGAATGGAACATATTGGAATATCGATGGATTATTATCATCGTCCCATAAATATTACAAAACTTAATGAACAAGATGACCAGTATACTAGTAACATTGACTGCAAGATTCCACTAAAGCCTCATCAACTCACATTATTGAATAAATGTTTACTTCGAGAACAGAAGTATATTTCAGATATAAAATCCAATAAATATGAATCAATGTATACTGATGTTGGTGTGATTGCTGATAAGGTGGGAAGTGGTAAATCATTTGTTATTTTGTCCATGATATTGTCGAACAGCGATCCTCTTGAAAATCGTTCAGTCTCTGTAACATATGGTAGTGGTAGTCACTTTATCTTGAACCACAAACAAGTCGAGTATATTGATAAGGACTTGAATATTATTGTTGTATCTCATTTGCTTATCAAACAATGGTGTTCTTATATTCATGCGTTTTGTCCAGATTTGTCTTATTGTTGTATCAATACTAAGAAATCTTTGCTTCATAACGAAGAGTTCAATGATGTCAAGTTAATATTGTGTACTGGTTTTATGTACAAACAATTAAGAGGGCATTTTTATTTGAATAATTGGAGATGTAAGAGGATTTTTTTTGATGAAGTGGATTCTACAAATACACCAACCGCTCTTTATCTTGCTGCTAAATTTGTATGGTTTATTACCGCATCCTATAGAAATATTTTATTTCCAGTGGAGCGTTTCTATCATAGTCGTATGAGTGGATATGTTGCTAATGGTATTCAAAATAATACATTTGCCAAAACATTGTTCACAACAACATTGAAGAGTATGACACCAGATGAATTAGAGGTATTCGATCAAATCATTATCAAAAATGATGATAAATATGTGGAAGAATCTCTTGGATTACCTGACATGGAGTATATGATCATCTTATGTAAGAATCCAATTGAAATCAATGTGTTATGTGGTTTGGTGAATAAGGATATCATATCATCTATTAATGCGGGAGATATTCAAACTGCGTTATCACACATTCATAGTTACAATTTAGATTCAGAAACGAATATCATTGCAAAGGTCTTGAATGATCTCAAAACAAATCTGGCTAATTTGGAAATAAAGCGTAATAGTATTGAAATGATGGTATACAATAATGAGGTAAACAAACATAATTTAATTAAGAACACATGTTTAGAGATCGATAGAGTTAAGGGAAAGATTGAACAAATATCGACAAGGATCGTAGATAACAATTTGTGTCCTATTTGTTATAATCAAACATGTACTAAAACCATATCAAAATGTTGTAATAATTCATTTTGCTTGAGTTGTATTACGAAATGGTTGACGGTACAAAGTAATTGTCCTTTATGTAAACATTCTTGTGATATTGTGGATGACTTTTATATTGTTAAACCATCTGAAACAGTGGCAACAACAGATAATGATCAATATATTGAAAACTATAGACAACTACCTAAGAATGATAATTTTACGCGAGAGTTGGACAAATTTTGTAATCTTGAACGCGTATTAATGAATCGCAAATCCTATTCAAAGTTTTTGATCTTTTCTGAATTCGATTATGGATTTATATCAATGTATCCTTATTTGGATAAAGCTGGTGTTCAATATTCTCATTTGAAAGGAAATCAACAACAATGTAATTCATTAATTGATCGTTATAAAAATGAAGACTTGGATGTACTATTGATTAATTCAAAACATTATGGTAGTGGATTGAATCTCGAAAACACTACAGATGTTGTGTTGTTTCACAAATTTGAAGACCAACTCGAGAAGCAAGTGATTGGACGAGCTCAGCGTACAGGAAGAAAACTTCCCCTTAAAGTTTGGTATTTTTTGAATGAATTGGAAAATTAACTTAATATGTCTCAGATAATATTATTTCTTTTTATTAAATTCATCCTGAATCATGTATATGGTAAATGCGATCAATTTTAGTCTATTCATTTTAATCATTGTGATTATTGTTGTAAGTACATTGTTAGTGTACAAAAACACGGATCAAGTTAATCATGTCTACTTAATCAACTTGAAGCGACGACCTGATCGTTTAAATGATTTCCTTGACTCATACAACCAATGTGGTTTGACACAAAAACAATTAACAAAATTTAATGGAGTAGATGGTAGTGTTTTAGATATCCAAACCGTACCATTGACCTCTCTTGCCATTCTTGAGTTGAAGCAATTAGAAACTATTGGATTTCGTTACAAGCATTACCAGCTTACAAAAGGTGCGATTGGGTGCTTCTTGAGTCATGTTAAAGTGTGGGAACACATTTTATCTTCTGAAAAAAACTGCGCTCTTATTTTTGAAGATGATGCGCGTCCCCCTCCCAACTTCAAACGAATGATAAATAAATCAATGGCAAATATTCCTAGTGATTGGGATATTATTCTATTCGGAAAACATTGTTATGATTGTGAAGACAAAGGGAAATACTTGAAGGTGAACAAGTTCATTCTTCTTCATAGTTATATGATAAGTAAACGAGGTATTCTCAAGATATTCAATGAAAACAACTTGTTTCCAATCAGTCAGCAATTAGATGCTTATTTAAGTGAGATAAGTAGTATCATCAATATTTATGCTCCAAAGACTAATATGGTAAATCAATCTGAGTCCAGAACTGATATTCAAGCACCGATTGTAAAACACCCCCTTAATAACGCTAGGAATACTTTTCATCAAAAATAGATATATCATTTATAAATAGAAGATACTATATATGGGACGCAAAGCAACATGGTTAAATGAAGGTAGTGATGATATTCGTGGTTTTGTAGAAAATGATGATTTGAAGGAGTTGTTTTATGATCCGACAAAAAATAAACTAGACCAGTTTGAACAAATTATGAAACTATTGGGGATAAAATACAATAAAAGTGTTTACGATGTTTTTGTAGAGATTTTCAAATATGTGTACATGTTGTTTTTATTCGCAATGTCTATCTTTTATCTTGCTCTCATTTGTTATGTTGTTTATGTGATGTTCGCTGAAAAAGATGTCCCTGGACCTAAATTTGGACCTAAATTAGCAGGCGTAATCTTGCTTCATATGTTTATTACTTTCTATCTCTCCATCAACTAATCTTAACAATGGATTTTTTGACATGAAATATGTACAGATTTTATATTTTTCTAATAGTAAAGTAACGAAAAAACAGTTGTCATGAGTCTAATGATGAATATTACTCTTTTATTTACAATCATCATATTCTTTGTATTCTCATTATGGTTTATCAATAAATACTTGAGTATTTTATACAAAAAGGAAGATATGCCTGAAACAGATCTTAAAGAATCAAATGTAATTCCAAATTTAATCAATTCTGTTAATAAGAATGATCAAAGAATTTTAGATGAAGTCAATAAAAGCGCCGAACAAATTGGAGATATTGAAAATACTCTTCAAAACAAAATGAATCAAATTGAAACCAATCGACACAATATTGATGTATTGTCTGACAGTATAACTGGCATCGGAAATACTGTTCAGAGTGATAATTTAAAAACATTAGGTTCCTTAGAAAAAAAATTAGAAGCCGCAAATAATACAGAAATCGGTGAAGCTGTTAGTAACCTTAAGTCAGCATGGGAAGAGACAAATGAGATAGCAATGTCTAACATAAACAAAAATATTAACCAAAAGAAAACAGATATTCAAAGAGACATATTTGATGTAGTTTCTTCCAATGTAGAGAACAGTTTTGTATCCAATTCCAACTTTGTTGGATTTTCTAATTCTGTATACGGGTCTATTGGTGATTTGAGCGCTTCCACTTCATCAAATACAACAAGAATCGCATTATTAGAAGAGTCATCATCTGGTTATGTATCTGCCACTGATTTTGCCACTTTTTCAAACAATGCCATCACAAAATCAAGTTTGTCCACTCATCTCCCCGATCATTTATCACAAGATAGTCTTAATTCTAATTATCTTCAAACAAGTGCAATTAATACCGCTATGTCCGAGTATTTAACCACAAATAATTACTTGACTTCTTCTACATTAACAGGTTATGCAACCACTGGTAGTGTTGAATCTTTATCCAATAGTTTGTCCAATTATTTGAAAACAGAAGATGCAGACACCACCATGTCCAACTATTTAAACGCAAATAGTTACTTGACTACTGATTCTACATTAACAGGTTATGCAACCACTTCTAATATGGAATCTTTATCCAATAGTTTGTCCAATTATTTGAAAACAACTGATGCAGGTACCACCATGTCCAACTATTTGAGTTCCAATAATTACATCAATAGCAATAATTTCAATGAATATACTAGTAATTTTGTAAGCCAAATTGATTTTGTAACTTTGAGCAATTCATTGTCTAATTTGATGAGAACAACTGAGCATAATGATGCTGTTTTACATTCTGGATTAATTTCATCTGATGATTCTGACACTACAGCTAGCAACACCGAAAGAATTACTGCCTTGTCGAATGATATGATTAATGGAGCATTATTTAATGCTGATTCGAATCTTCTTATGCTTCAACAAAATAATGGTTCTAATATTTCTGTAGATTTGTCTTCTCTTGCTTCTGCTACTGCCACTTCTGTTACTGAGGTTACTGAAGCTACTGCTTCATTCGCTGAAAGCAATCTATCATTGAGTTTAGATTCAACCAGTGGGTTGTGTGTGAGGTATGGAGAAAGTTACAGTAATTGTATTTCAATGAGTAATATGAATAATGTATTGTGGACTAAGAGTAATTTGGCATCACCTTCATGAACTAAAGAACATATGATAATCCACCAAAAAAATTAAAAATATTCTATTAGAAAAGTAAATACAAAGGAATGAAGGAATACTTTGTTATATTTATTTTGTTTACTATTTTCATTTTGTATTCAGTCACTTTGGTATCGAAAGACTTGAATCGAATGAGATGTATTGAAGGTTTTGAGGATACATACACATTTGCACAATTATTTTCATCAGACGAAAATCGAGCGAACCTTTGTTCCACCGCCGATCAATATATTGATTTCTCTACTGACGACGGTAGCAGTACATACCAATTACAATGTTATGATCAATGTTCTAGTACCAACACGAATGTTCCAGTAACTGATGGTCGAAGTAATTGTAAGCTTCCTTCTGATTCTAACACCAGTAATTGTGAAGTCAGTGTATTCACTAAATGTTATTTGGATAATGCTTTTCATGAATCAAGTTCAAATGTAAATATGTATTGTCCTGATTCTGGATATGCGGATTGTGGACAATGTGATGTTAATGAAGGTACTTGTAGCAATGTTGGTGGTATTTGTCAAAAAACAGATCGTGTAACATTACCAACAGGGTATGCTAGGTGTACATTAAGCTCGTCTGATTATGGTGTAGATCATTTGACAAGTGATAGTAATTTGGTTGTTTCTTGCGAACAATCACAATGTCGTACAGGTATTAGTCCTGTCGTAACCAGTCTAACACGAATAACTGACGGTAGTTGTAGTACTTTAGATTGTTATGGTGATGCCGCCTATCACAGTAGTGGTAGATTCGATATTACAGGTAGAGTATTGGGTATTAAGATACCACAAGATAGTATTAAAATACACAATCATGCTGATGGAACTTTGGATTTCAAATATGTTATTTTGAATTTTTATCGATTTAAACACGATGACTCGTGGAATTTGGATATGTCCATTGGAATTTGTAAAGATACTAGTAAATTAATGAATCCTTTAAGGACTGATATTATTAATAATATTAAAACAATTTTCCAAAATAATGTGGATGACCCAGATAATCCCAATGAAAACAAAAACCATATTCAACATCCTCTCGACACGTATCTTAATCAGAATATCAGAATAAGTGAAATGAGTTATGATCCTTATTCAGCAGAAGTAATAACTTTACATGGAGGAGGATATAATAGTGTATACTTCAATGCCATTAAGGAAGGAAATAAATTTTATAATTTTTGGAATACCGATAAAGTAACTGGATCGGATCAAGATCGAGAATTATGGATTTATGATAATCCAATTAGAGTTCGATTTGAATTCAGAAAAAATAGTACAAAGGTAGCCTTTATACACCGTAATCGGGATGACTATAATATGAATTTAAATGCGGATGTTTCTTTTACACAAGATAATGATAATGTACTCAATGAAAATATTGCAGATCATTACATCTTTTTGAAAGGAGGTCCCTCTCAAAACTTACATGTCTCTAACCTTTCATTCTCTTAATCCACCGTAAACCCCTCCACAGTGTCTACAAGCCACTTCATGATCATTCCGACCACAACAAAATTGAGTTGGTGAGCCAATGTTCGTATAGTTCCACATGCTTCGCTAGAACTGCTGAACAATGATATAAAAAAATGATAGAATGAATCCATGGGTGCACATATCTTTCGATAGGAGAACTCTAATGCAACTGAAATCATTTTCATGACAATGATTGAATGAATGGTTGGATGGAGCTTGATGAACTTCATGATGATAAGGATTAAAAACATCATTTGGAGTCGAAAGCAATCTTTAAGAAGAAATTATTAGTTTCCATTACCTGACATAATATTCTTGATAACTTGGTTATTGGCATTGATGTCATCCACAAGGTTTTTCATTCTCGCATCATTGATTTCGACATAATCATTCAAAGCACCAACCTTCAAATCAAACGCATTGTATTTATAAAACAAAGTATATACAAGAAGATACAATATTAAGATACAGGATGCATTAATTACAACCCCTAAGGTTTCAAACATATTTTATTTACTATTACAAAATTGTTTTTCAGGTTTTATGCTGTGAAGCTTTTCATACTCTTTGATAATCTTCTTTGAAAACTGATACTCTTCATCGGTATACACATTGTCTTTGAATCCTTTAGGCAATACACAATATTTACTATCTTCATTAAACAAATTCATTGTCATTACTAAGAATGCGGTAGTCAATACAAATGAAGTCACTAGATCACGAGTCGCGATAAAGAAAATAGAGAACAGTGTAATTCGTCTCATTAATTTGGTTTTTAGTAAGTTTTCAGTGTTTTTGTTCATGTCTACTACCAAGTATCTAGATCCTACATTAAACATAATCATGGCCAATCCAGCTAAATAGCGATTGTTGTTGAAATAATTAATAGCAATTTGTGAATACATCGAAACAGTTTTACTATCTATCATTTTTGCCATACAATATTATTTATTATATAGAAATATTGGATTTTTACAGCAGTAATCAGTAAATTGGTGTTTTCATTTTCATACCAATTTGTATGAATTGTTCCAATATAAATATTAGGATAATTCCAGAGAACATATACATTAACAAATCAAGATATTGGCGTTCATCCACGAAAGTAGCGTGATGATCACGGTGAAGAGACTTCAAATAGGAGTTTTTTCGAATCTCATCTTCAATAAGCTCGCTAATTGATTTTTGGGATATGGTGTTTTCTTCACATACTTTTTCTGTTCGTTTAGGCGGTGCTTCTTCTTCTAATTCTAATTCATCGTCTGTTTCTTCATATACATTGGAATAAATACGATCAAAAGAATTTTGTTGACTATCAACAATATCTTCAAAACTTTCAGAAGGAATCATATCCACATATTCATCTTCATCTATATTTTCTTCTTCTTGTTCTTCATTCAATACTGCTTGTTGAAGGTACATGTCATCCTCATCTTCAGGTTCAATATTGAATGTAACCTTTTTCTTCGGTTTCGCTTTTTGTTTTTTCCTTTTTGAAGAAGGGCTATTATTCAACTTGTCGACGGTATTGTAAGTGTCAATACAATGCCCATTTTCATCAATCATTAAAGTGTTTGTTTGTTGGCGTTCAGCATTCGCAAGACGAGTAAAGTCATCATCTTTGTATCCAAAATACATATTGTTATCTTTTCCACCTTTGAATGAATGTACTTGGTGAAAGTATTCATTCTCTAACATATCAGAGTCCTTGTTGTAAAATGGCTTTCTAATTTTTTTATAGCGTTTGTTGTATAGTTCACAAAGTGGATCGGATGACTTTTTACTGGATTTCTTACTCTTCTTTTTCTTGTAATCATTATCGAAATTAGACCCCCAAGCGTCTTCTAATAATGTGTAAGGTGTATAAACTAAAGTCATTAATATTTCATTGATTAATATATACTCACAGATATTTTTCAGTATTATTTACACAACAAATAAAAATAATTTTGGAATGGCTTTCAATCAATGTTAAGAATGAACTTACCATTTGGACGATGTTCTAATTGCTTGGATACTTGGATTTTGGATGGTTTCATAATTAGCTTGTTTGCATTATTATTTTCAATTATCGTTTTACTTGTGTTCGTTGGATCATATGCGATTTGTGCTTTTGGATTCAATCTATCTTTATTATTAATCTCATTGAAATCCCAAGAAATGTATAACAATTTAGGGAAATAGTATTGTACCAAAAAACCATTGTCTTCTAAAGACTTCATGATGTATTTGATACATTCACTCAAATCATACACAGGCAATCCAATCACAAACTCAGGAACATCGAAGAATACTTTCACCAATTCTTTGGTTGCTGCTGTTTTAATTTTTCGATGACATGTGTCCAATACATGTTCAAAGCTTTGGTTCCTTTTATTTTTCTTTTTTTTTATTTCTTCATGAAGTTCATAAATATTCAGTTTTTTCATGAATTATGTATTAACTCATAAGCACTTTTTTAATTAGTCAAAATGATCCCTTTAGCTGCTTCAACGCTTTAGCTGCTTCTGCATTCGCTTACAAACTCTTCAATACCTTGGGTACTTCTTGGTTTGTTGAAGGTGACCACCTTCGTTTCAGATTTGTAAAACAATGCTGGGAAACCAGACACAGAGTATTCTTTCATAAGAGAGCGTTCTTTTTCAGCTGGTTGGGTACAATCAATGTATTCAATAGGAATCCCTTTGTATTGTTCCACTTGAGGTTTGAATTGTTTACAATAACCACACCAGTCTGCATAGAAAAATACAAGATGTTCGTCAGTCATCTTTTCTTTTAAAGTTTTTCCACATACACAACGGACGACAAGAACTGTCATCATGATAGCTAAGAGACCAAGGATCAAGTAAGGAATGTCTTTTTTGGTGAACATACTTTTTTATACTCTACATATATAAAATTTTTTCCAGATAAATACTTAAATAGGTAAATTGGATAATATGTTATGGATTTTGTAAGATACGACACAACATCATTTTATAATGATTTTCCAATCAATGCGAACTCCAAAGAATACATAAAGCTCAAGACTATGTTTGAATACATCAAAGAAACCTATAGTTGCTTCAATCCATCATTGAAAAGCGAGATATATACTAAAAAAATGATAAAAAAGCCTCAAGTCATATCAAATAATGAAATACATGCTGGTAAGAAAAATCTTATTAGTTGTCTTAATAAACTGACAAAAGAAAACTATAATATCATATTTAGGAAGATACTATTAGCAGTACAAGTGAATGATGTAAAGGAATTTGTCCAACAAATCATTCAAACATGTTTGAATTCTAAAGTGTATCATGAATTGTATGTAGGTTTAATCATTCATTTATATTGTTCGGGTAAAGAGCAGATATCCAGTTGTATAAGTGAGATCATTAATGAATATTTTGATTGTATTTGTCATTTAGACTTTTTTAAATTAAACGATGATGAGAAGAACCAAGAGGAGAGTTATAATGATTTCTGTGATCGAGTCAATGCGAAGTGTAAGAAGATATTTACTATTAAGGTATTCTTCATGTTTCATCTGTCAGAAGAACTATCGAAACACTTAACAAAAACACCACAGGATATCATTCAAATATTGTCATCATTTCTAGAAGAATGTATACATCAAAATAATAAAGAATGTACTGAACTCATTCTATTATGCATCAAAGATTGCTATGAAAACAAAGATGAAATTAAAATTCCATCTATTCATCTGAAAACCCCGATTGTTTGGAAGGAAATGACAAAAATTGATTTTAAGCTTCCCAAGATTATTCAAGAATACATCGACACAGGAAACCCAGTTCCAAAAGTTCGTTTCATTTGTTTGGACCTTTTGGCCTTATTAAATAAACATCAACAAAATCAAAAACAATGAGTCTTAATGATCTGATCATTCACAATCTCCAAGAGATGTACAATCTCCACAGATATAAGAAGGACACTTGGAAGGCAAAGGCATATAATGATGCTCTTCAATTAATTAAGAGTGTACAAACACCTATTAAATCTCCAAAAGATATAGAATCTTTGAATCTTGGAAAGAAAATCAAGGAAAAAGTCCTATACATTATACAAAATAAGGAGAACATCCCTCAGCTTACGGATGAGAGTGATGATACACTTCAGAAAATTAATGCAATGAATGAATTGGCTAACATACACAACATTGGGGTGGTAAAAGCCAAAGAATTAGTGGAAGAACATGGAATTCTTACATTCGATGAGCTTCTAAAGAATGAACATTTATTGAACTCCAAACAAAAACAAGGAATCAAATACCATTTCGATATTCAACAAAAGATACCAAGAAGTGAAATGATTCAACATGATCAAATGATCAAGACCATAATGAATAAGGCGTTTCCAGATATCAAAGAATTTAGTCTTGTAGGAAGTTATAGAAGAAATAAAGAGGAAAGTGGTGATATTGATTTGATTGTGAAAACAAAATCCAACTTTGATATGAATGATCTCGTTCAGGTACTGATTCAAGAAGGATACATTCAAGAAGATGGGATATTTGCCTTGGGAAAGAAGAAGTTTATGGGAATGGCTAAACTTCCCTATTCTGTAGTGGAGGGAACCATTTCAAGAAGACTAGATATTCTATTTTGTCCAGCATCTGAATATGCTTTTGCTCTCTTGTACTTTACAGGAAGCAAGGAATTCAATGTAAAGATGAGGGAGCGTGCTAAGCAGCTCGGATATCGTTTGAATGAGAAAGGATTGATGGATGAAAATTCAGAGAAGATTAAAAACCTAAAATCTGAAAAGGATATTTTCAAATTCTTAAAAATTAACTATGTAGAACCAGATCAACGCTATACAAACAATTACCAAGAGTATTAAATAGCAAAACAATTCAAGCAATAAGGTGAGGTTACGCCTTCATACAATAATGGGTCTTGGAAGGTTTCAGTGTACTCTTCCTCAGATTCATCATCACTAAGTTCATCTTCACTTGCTTCTACATCAGAAACCATTTCTTCACTTTCAAAACTTCTTACAGAAGGTAGGGTTGGTTTCGGTTTTTTGGGGGTCAGCGATTCTTTTTTATGAGGGGATTCAATTGTATCTTGATGCATGAACTCTTTGATGCTATTATCAATGATTTCTTTTGTACTATCCATTTGTTTGGTTAAGCTTTCTTTAAGAATTTTGAAGTTATCTTCGATTTTCGTGGACAGTTCTCCAATCATCTCTTCGGACAATACAGAAGACATTGATTTGGTTGAAATTACAGAACCGTCTAAAGAGGGACGAGTAGATGAACTGTCTTTAGATGGTTTCGTAAGTTCTAATTCTTTAGAATCATCTTCATTATCTTCAACAATAATATCGGATGGATTATGTTTTGAGTCTTCAGTAAAATTTTCGGTTTTAGATATAAACTTCGAGTTAAAGCTCATAACACCATATACTGTAAATACAAATATGAAGATGTAAAATAAAAACTTAATCGAAAAAAAGATCATTATGTCCTATATATTATTTTATAGACATATTTATTTTGATTGATTTATGATAGTTGACCATTTAACTACTTGTATTGGATGTGTTTGAAGTTATGAAATTGAAGAATCTAGTGAATATTCCTTGGTTCTCGGACTCTTCTTTCAAGTCAGTCTCTTCTTCTTTAAAAACTACAACAACCACGAATGTAATGATAGCGAAAATGATAATGATAGCTACAATGCCTAAAACAATTAACATATTAGTATCCATTTAATATATATTTAATATATAATTCAGGTTTTTTTTCGGAGAAATATAATAATGATTTCAATATCAAAGAAAGACCCTTTCATTATTTTATTAGACTTAGATCACACAATACAAGGAAATATTCAGCCTCAATTAGATGAATATAACTTTATATCTTATCTAAATGACAAAACGAAAAGTAAATTAAAGCAAAATAGGGATCAACTCAAAAGAGACTTTATGAAAGGATTGTTGAGACCTCAGTTTCGCACTTTCATTAATAAGATGCGATCTAGATTTCCAAATGTGGAATTCTTTGTATATACAGCATCAGATGATGATTGGGCTAAATATATCATCAAAGTTATAGAAGAAGCTAGTACTATCCGTTTCAATAAGCGAATCTTCTCTAGAAGTGACTGTATATTTGATCAAAAGTCAGGTCATTTTATGAAATCATTAAACAAGTTGAAACCAGAACTCTTCAAGATTTTGAAATCGAAGTATAAATTATCAAATATGGACTCGTTAAAACATATCTTATTGATTGACAATAACTATGTATTATATGATAATGAATCCAAATCATTAATAAAATGTCCTAGCTATACATCTACCATTCGTGTTGATATGTTACGATCATTACCCGTGTCTTTCATAAAAAATAATCAAGAACTGATAAGCATGTACATCTTAGGATATTATGAAAAGAATTTACATACTTTGTACAAAAAAGTATATGATAAATCTATTCACCATGATATCTTACATGATAATTACTGGATTTATGAATTGAAAACATTTAAAAGAAATTACAGATTGACATCATAGAGCAACATATGTATATATTGTCTTTTGATATTGGCATTAAGAATCTCGCATACTGTTATTTTGAATTTGACAAGATCTTGGATATCATTCGAATAAAAGAATGGGATGTATTGGATATATCTTCGTCCAACAAATCAGATCAATCAAGCATTCTTTTGAAGAAACTCCATGACCATTTCAAGGATATTGAGCTTGATTATGTAGTGATTGAAAATCAACCCGCATTAAAGAACCCAATTATGAAAACAGTTCAAGTGATTGTACATACCTATTTTCAATATCAAAAGGTGTTATTACAGAGAAACATCGATGTTCATAACATCAATGCGAGAAATAAGATAAAGAATGCTGAAGCTCTCATGAAATCATATAACTGTCCTGATATCATTTGTAAAACTGCTCCTTCCAATAAATATAAATGGAATAAAGAAGCATCCATTCTATATACTCAACAATTCTTGGAATATAAAAATCTTGAAGAGCATTTAGCATTCTTCAAAACATTTAAGAAAAAGGATGATTTAGCTGATACATTACTTCAAGGTTTATATTTTGTACATTTAACCAGTACTACCGAACCCACCACTACCGCGTAGAGTTTCAGTCAGTTCTTCTACTTCCACCACTTCAGGTGTTTCAATTTTCTTCAGAATAAGCTGTGCAATACGCTCATTCACTTCTACTTCTACAGGTTCACTTGAAAGGTTCATGAGAAGAACTTTAACTTCACCTGTATAATCTCGGTCAATCACTCCAGCACCTACATGAATACCCTTTTTTACAGCAAGACCACTACGAGGCGCGAGTTGACCATAAGTACCATGAGGTACAGTCATCGCAATTCCAGTGGATACAAGTGTACGACCAAATGGTGGAATGGTTACACTATCCATAGAATACATATCATATCCTGCTGCCTCAGATGATCCGCGAGTAGGAAGAGTTGCATTGGCATCAAGCTTCTTAATATAAAGAGGGCTAGACATATCTAGATATATAGTATCGTTGGGTTAATTTATAAATAAATTTTTGATTAGTACAAATGCGTTTTTAATCTACTTAAAGTTTCTTATTAATGCTTAACTATAATGAATTTAGTTAAGGAATCCCAATTTGATACATTTCAAATGAGTGATATGAATCCTAATGGAACACCAAATATTCAAATGACTGCTCAAGACCAAATGTCTAGGAATGAGAATAGTTATATTCAACCTAAACTGGATGTTTCTAATTTGGGCATTGATTTGTTATTGAACAACAATGCGAAGCGTCAGTCCTCTTCAGAAAAGTCCTTTGAAATCCATGAACCATCTAAACAAGAAGATAATGAATCGAATCTTTTTGAATCGGACGACGACGATGAGGATGATGATGAGGATGAATCAGAAGAAGAGGAACAACCTCAAAACATGAACCGAAACACAAACACATACTTTCAACCACAAGTCGTATATCGCTCTCCAGAAGACATTGAAAATGAAAAGAAATCCATATTATACCAATTTGAAAGAATGGAAAAGAAGGGTTTTTATGTTCCTAAGAAATTTACACTATCAAACTCTTTAGATGAGATGAAGATAGAAATGGAGAGAATTAAGAAAGATCGTGAGATTGATGCGAGCATTAAATTTCAACAAAAGATGATGATGGCATGTATTACTGGTGTTGAGTTTTTAAATACTAAATTTGACCCTTTTGATGTGAAACTCGATGGTTGGTCTGAGAATGTTCATGACAATCTAAATGATTATGATGAGGTATTTGAAGAACTTCATGAAAAATACAAGTCAAAGAGCAAGATGGCTCCAGAATTGAAGCTTCTTCTCACTCTTGGAGGAAGTGCGTTCATGTTCCATTTGACTAAAACGATGTTCCGTTCCTCATTGCCCAACATGGATGATGTATTGAAAAGTAATCCTAATCTCATGAAACAGTTTGCTTCCGCTACCGCAAATACAATGGCTCAAAATGACAAAACTGGTATGGCTGGAATGTTTTCTGGTATGTTTGGAGGAAATGCTCCACCTCAACCAGCAAACTATTCGAATCAACCACAAAAACACCAAATGCGTGGACCAAGCAATATTGATAGCATTATTAATGATTTAGAAAGTGATATAATTACCAGTGAAATGCAAAATAATCGTTTGGAGACCATTAGTACCGCTAGTCATTCTGAAATTTCAGAATTTAATGATAGTATCTTAGGTTCTACCGAAAAAAGAAGAAATTCAAGAAAAGCCAAAAAGACTTTGAATATTTAAAAAAGGTCTATGTAAACTTAGTAGGTTTTCCGTTATGTCTTAGTCCAGTAATGAAAATAATGTTTGTTTAAAAAAATGTATGATTTTTCTCTGATTGACAAATTAAGTGAATCGTATGAAATATCCTCTAAGGATAAAAAAAAACATACAAATAGTGATCAGTTATGTGATGATCAACTTGTTGATTTGAATCATTTAAACACAGTCATTCAAGAAACATTGAAAGTGTACAACAAAGAAGTACTTAATGTATCTCATATCAACCAAGAAATTGATCGTTTAGACAGAAAAAACAATAAACTGAAAGAAAAATTACAACAAATGATCACAAACATGGATGATATTCAAAAGTTTGTAGCATCCAATTACTTGGAAAGTAATCCGAAATACAAAGCGATTATGACTAATATTGAAACAACTCAATCTACGATCACAGTATGTTTAGATAACATAGACCAATACACAAGTATTGAATCTGAATCTCACAAAGATGATTATGAAAAATCAGTGGATAAGATAAATAGCATTAATCAAGTATTTACCGTGGCAAAATTAAATAAGCATTCATGTCCAATATGTTTGCGAAATGAATGCACACATTTTACACTACCATGTGGTCATGTGTATTGTGAAGAATGTTCTCAGAAAATGAGTGTTACATGCTTTGTATGCCGTGAAAATATTTTCAAGATTAGCCCACTCTTTTTTACTTAGGAGGCAGAGCAAGACTCGTTTAGGCAGAGCAAGACTCGCATACTTCATCCTCTTCGTACTGTTGCTGTGGTTGTGAAGTTGGTGGTTTGTTTACATTCTTCTTTTTTGGGTCGATAGTAAATTGTTGAGTGTTTGCTTTCGGTTTTGTTCTCAAATAATACATACCTGTTTTCAAACCTTGTTGCCAAGCATAAAAGTGCATCATGGTCATCTTATTATATTCTGGACTCTCTAGGAATAGATTCATACTTTGTGATTGACACACAAACGCACCACGATCCGCCGCCATATCAATGATTGTTTTTTGTTTCAATTCCCAAGCTGTCTTATACAATGATCGGATGTCCTCTGGGATTTTATCAATCTTACCAATCATTCCCTCGTTAATAATAATCTCATCTTTCAAATCCTTATTCCATAGCTTCAATTCAATCAAATCTTTAAGCAAGTACTTATTAACCACAATGAATTCACCAGCAAGAGTCTTTCTCTTGTACAAATTAGATGTGATTGGCTCAAAACATTCATTAAAACCCATGATTTGAGAAGTGCTTGCAGTAGGCATCGGTGCTAATAGAAGACTATTACGAACCCCCCATTCTTCAATGTCCTTTTTCAATGTACTCCAGTCCCATAGCAAATCTGTTACTTTCACACCCCACATATCAAATTGATAAACCCCTTTGCTGATAGGACTTCCTTCATAAGTCGAATACGCACCTAGATACTTTGTCAATTTATTCTGTTCATCCTCTGTTCGATGTAGCACTGATTTGGTTGAGTTGATGTTTACAAAGGTTTCTTTCTGGTTCTCATCGTCTTCCAGAAATTGTTTTGCACGCTTTCTAGATATTTCCATAGAACATTCCAAAGATGCATGATACATCGTCTCAAAAATCTCTTTGTTTAATTGTTTAGCCTCTTGACTATCAAAGGGATATCTCATTAGAATAAAAGTATCCGCCAAACCTTGTACACCAATACCAATCGGACGATGTTTGATGTTACTATGTTTCGCTTTTTCATGTGGATAAAAGTTCTTATCAATAATCTTATTAAGATTCTTGGTTACGATCTTGGTATAATGGTGTAGCTTCTTGAAGTCATATAGCTTCTTTTCTTTATCCACAAAAGATGCTAGGCATACACTAGCAAGATTACATACAGCAATCTCATCAGGTGATGTATACTCACAAATCTCTGTACACAAATTAGATGACTTAATGATACCTAGATTACTATGGTTCGTTTTGCGATTCACTGCATCCTTGTAAAGCATATATGGTGTACCTGTTTCTACTTGGCTTTCCAAAATTTTCCTCCATATATATTGAGCTTCCACTTGTCGAACATACATTCCTTTGGACTCATAGTCCTCATACAAAGCCTTGAATTCATCTCCATAAACATCACTCAACCCTTTACATGTATCAGGACACATCAATGACCACTTTTCATTATTCTTCACTCTTTCCATAAACAAATCAGGAATCCATAGCGCATAAAACAAGTCTCTTGCTCTTTCCTCTTCGTTACCATGATTCTTGCGCATGTCCATGAACCCTTCAATATCTGAATGCCATGGTTCCAAGTAGATTGCTATGGAACCATTCCGCTTTCCTGACTGATTTACATACCGAGCAGTCGAATTGAAAACTCGCAACATAGGAATGATCCCATCAGAGTTCCCATTTGTGCCTCGAATATAACTATTCTTTCCTCGAATATTATGAATGTGAATACCAATACCACCTGCATACTTTGAAATCAAAGCAGCCTCCTTAATCGAATCAAAAATTCCTGTAATCGAATCATCATTCGCATGCATCAGGAAACAACTACTTCCTTGTGGTCTTGGAGTTCCAAAATTGAAAAGTGTTGGTGTAGCATGAATGAAATACTTTTGTGAAATCGCATCATAAGTCTCCAAAACCTCTTTCACATCATACCCATGAATCCCAATCGCAACCCTCATGATCATATGTTGAGGTCGTTCTATTATTTTTCCCTTACACTTCATCAAGTATGCCCTTTCCAATGTCTTGAATCCAAAATAATCAAATACATAATCTCTATCATAATCAATATATGTATTGAACTTTTCCTTGTGTTGCATCATTACATCATATGTCTCCTCATGAATCAAATCATTCATGTACAATGTCTCAATCGTTTCACTGAAAGAAGGAGATGTCTTCTTTTGATGGTTACTTACAGTAATACGAGCGGCAAGCACTCCATAATCAGGATGCTCCGCAATTAATGAACTACACAATTGTGCAGTCAAATCATCCAATTCAGAAGTCTTCACTCCATCATAAATCAAAGAGCACACTTTTTGAGCAATCTCTGTACCATTAATCGTTAGATCTTGAGATAGTTTGTCTACTCGTCGAAGCACCTTGTCAAAGGATACTTTTTCAGTAGAGCCATCTCTTTTAATAACAAGCATCTTATCCTATATCTTACATCATAGAACCATTTTAAATCATTTTTAAAACTGAAAAATCACCCTATTGCGTTGTAATATTCATTCAAAAACTTCTTGTGACTGCTTTTTGGAGGCACATTTCGTTTATCAATGTACATATTCATTTTTTCGCTTAGGTTTTCTCGTCTATGAATGAGTGTCTGAGAGTTGATGTTCATTACAAAATGGAATGAATTTGTCTTCTTTCGATACACAATGATCATGTACTGATCTGGATGATGAATGAGAATTTCTATATTATTAACAATCTTTAGTTGATTGTCTAATGGATCACTCTTCGTTTTGCTTAATAGGATAAGTCCACTATTAAGTTGTTTGACAATATGAACTATTTCTAATACACCCCATTTATATGCAGGATCATTCATACTTTGATTACTCTTGTTCATTCCATTCAATGTCATCCAAAAGGATGCTTCTTTGTTTTTGGTATCTATAGTGAACGCTTGGAGTTTGAATCGATCTATCAATATTTGATCGAATGTATCTCGGATAGATAATTCAAGACCTTTCATGTTTTGTTCTAACAAATTTTTACGATAGATCTCATCTGGTGTAACTTTGAATAATGTAATAACTAATGGGTTGGGTTTTGGGGTTAATGATGGGTTTTGTACAGTATATTGTTCTATCAAATCTTCTAAGGAGTTATTGTACACTTTGTAAGGATTATTTGATTTATCATATGAATCTAATACCGTGCTTTCTAACATATCCATTTTATCAAACAAATACTCATTCTGTTGATCAATAATTGGCTCTTCATACATCATGTTCTCAATCACATCTAAACTCTTTTTAATAATCTCGAGAGATGCGCGTAGACTAAAATCATTCTCTCCAAGATGTTCTACCAATAAAGCATTCATATCTTCCACTTTAATATCTTCAGACAATGGGTTTAACTCATGAATAATCAATATATACTTCTTTCGGAATGAAGTGGAATTATTCTTTTTGTCAAACACCTCTTTCAAATAGTTCTTATATTTTCGTTCATTCTTCAAGTATTTGTGCAACTTCTTGACACGCTTATCCTTTTCCTCATATCCTACAAACAATTTCAAGTCTTCTAATACCTTTACAGAATCAATATCTTTGTGTTGAATGGTTTCTACATATCGAATCTTATGTTTCATATTACTGATGTTTTGTATGGTTTCATATTTAGAAAGTCTAGAAAATCTTTTATTTTCACTATCATAAGAACCAATGATTTGTAAACTATAATCAATCACCAGATCATGTTCATTTGGAATAGTATGTATAATAGATTGAGTACATTCACAATTATTTGTGTACAAGTTGACTAATACTTCTGTTGTGATGTCAGTTCCTTGGAATGGATTGAACAATTTATTATCATTTGTATACTTGATCAATTGTTCATAATGATTTTGAATTTTTAAAAGCACAATAAATGGTTTATTTTTATCAAAGCATCGTTTGATGTATTTTGGACACAACATATAGATCATATCTTCATTATCCATATCAATAATAATGTATTGAATGCCTTTAGAATTGACTGATTTCATGTTCATAAGATCTAGAATGGTTTCTGGATCCTTGTTTACTGAATGATCTTTGATATAGTTTTTGAAATTGATCCATGAGCAGTAGATTAAGAATTCTCTTTGAACTATCTGCTCAATGTATGAACCGTTGTTCTGTAATTCTTCATTCGCCTCCAAAAATGCTTGTATGTCTTTAAGATTCATTCGTTGAATGTATTCTTTGTTCGCAAGGAAGTTTAATCTAAAAGTTTCAAATAGCGTTGGATCTTTTTTCATGAATGTCTTAAGAGTGTAACCTCCATTCAATTGTATGTATTCAAACAAGGTCAATTGATCTACTATATGTTGAACAAATGATTTGATTGAATTGATCTGTGGGTTTTGTACAGTTTTTTGTAATGCTTGAAGGAACTTTTGATTATTGTACAGTACCGCATCATTGTTCAAACCTCGTCTCAGGAAACATCCGTTCTTCTTATCATTTCGGAATCCAGAACATTCATCGATCGGGGTATTCGGATTCATTAATGTATGAAGATCATAGGGTAATGTTGATAATCGATCCTCTTCAATTGGAATATGTGCACTTCGTTTGATATAACGATCCTTCTTATATTCTTCAGCCTTTTCTTTACTTGAATCGCGTTGGGTTTTGTCTATAAATTCTTCTTCATCTTCATCAAATAATACATCATCATTCTTCTTATACCCACAACATACCATTTGTTTACCATCTTTATGAAATGTTTTATTCATCAAATAAGGGTATTTGTAATAATCCCCTTCCTTCTTCTTGATACCCTCTTTATGAAATGAGATTGGAGTCTCCTCATAAGGTGGAGGACATTTACCTTTATTTTTTTTTAATTCCTCATAAGTGATACTTGTTCTTGATATTGGACACCATACCATAGGACATATGAAATAGTTTTTATGTTTCAACTCTTCTGTACTACCTGTCTTAATAAATCCTGAATAAGAATCTTTGTGATTCGCATCGATTCGCATTTTTTCTACTTTGTTTAAAACAACAGGCATCTTCTTATCAATAATGGGGCATCTAGTTGCATAGTCTGGTAAAAACAAATCTTTATCTGCAGATTTCAACTGATTAAGAATGAACCTTGAACTATACTTACGCAATTCAGACTTTGATAAATTAGTATACTCTTCCGGTTTAATGTTTTCAGTTACATCTTTGTTTATAAGTGTTATATACTCCTCCGTTGGTTTCTTGATCTCTATATCTTCATCAATGATTGGAATATCTTCATCATCCTCCATCAAAGAATCAAATGAAGCAATCGATTCATTGTCATCCTCTTCGTTGTCATCATCATCATCATCACCAGCATCATTGTTGTCATCATTCTTGTCTAACATGTCATTCAAAATACCTAATGTGATATCTTCATTTGTTTCAGAAGAATCGTCTTCATAATCTTCTAATGCTTTACGAACAGATTGATTAATCAGTAAGTCAAATCCAATGTTCAATTGGGAACTCAACAAAATCAATGTCCTTATAATGTTGTTGTGATATAATGGGTTAGTCATTCTGTTTACATTCACTTGAAATTGATTTTGATTGACAATCTTCACTTCTACAATGACTCCTTCGTTATATTTTGCCACATATTTAGATTTTCCATTTTCATTAATCATTTTCAGCTTGATAGTATCTTTCTTTTCATTATACTCTGTGGTCGCAGTATCTTCATCTAATGAAAATTCATTCATCATCTCAGAAATGAGTTCAGTCGGAGGCAAATGGATCTTATTAGAAATGAATGCACTTATATTATCCATTTTACTGAATTCAGAGACTCGCTTATAACGAAGCAAAAAGGAATTATCATCTTTGCTTCCACGAATCATATTAAAGAAAGGATTATTATCAAATGATTTTTTAAGGTTTGATATGCTTCGTAAGGGGGTCTTGGTAGTAACCATCGTAGTCATTTTAAGATCTTCGATCAGCAAGTTTTGGTTGATCACCATTGGTGCAACTCCAATGTCTTTCAATACTCCTTGGTTCAATTCGCTCATAAATGTTAAGAGTTCACTAAAGGGAATTTGTAAACCAGTTAAATTGATTCCAAATGTATACTCTCCATTTTCACGAATAACAATCGACGCATAAGCCTTTGTATCTTTGAATCGAATCTTCATTGTAAATTGATCATTCTTTCGAGACACAATACTCTTTCTTTCATTTTCAATCCATTTATAAAACATTGGTCGCTCAACCAAATCATGCAGATTATGTTTATACAAACGATAGTAAAAATCCTTTCGTTTTGTTTTCATCGTGGTGAAAGGAATATCCAGTCTTGTTTTGAAAGTATTGAACAATCTTCTTATGTTTATGGAGGACTTGTCTGTATTTATGAATTTACAAAAAGTCACAAAGCACAAATTGTTTTCCGATAACTTCTTGAAATCATAGATATTGATGTTTTTCTTCATTACATCAATTTCGTTGATTAATTTTGATTTCTTATCATTAATCGTAATCACTTCAGATGGAAAATATAAATCATACACAAGATCTTTCTTCGCGGTAAAATATTTGCCTCCAAAAGAAGAAATATCATCCTTGATTACCATATGAATCTCCAAATCTTTGGGAACCTGGAATGAATACAAATCTTTCAAGTCATTAAAATCATATATGATGTTTCGTTTATACATGACACGATCTTCATTGGATAATGCGTTATAAGGATTCATTATAAACGGAATGCTTGATTTCTTGCTATTCAATAACTCAAAAGACAAACACACATTGATTTGTTTGATTTCTTTTAACACCTTCTTTTGAATATTGATATCTGACCTCACGATAACTTCAGTATCTTCTTTAAATTTTATAGGGTACTTTTCATTTGAGTCTTTATTGGTAATATTGAATGTATCTTGAAAGTACATATTGAAATCCCGCGTGAATATTTGTGAGCGATTCGAGAACACTTTGTCAAGAAACGATTGAAAAATTGTTTCCTTGCGTTGTGAAATGATCGGAATAGCTGTAAAAAGAAATATTTCATTATCAGGTACATTGATCTCTTTGGATAGTTTATGACGAAGTGTTTTGATATTATCATCCATATAGATTGATGTTTTTGAAAAATGGATCTTGTCTGTACCCTCTGTTTTGAAGTCTTTCTCTTTGAGAGTACCTTTCTGGTCTACAAAAATATATTTATCATGTTTCGATAAATCATACCAACGGTTTACAATAACCATGCGTTCATCTGAGAGATTGGAACATAACTCTACCATGTTAATCTATTATATTTATAATAGATAATCTATGATTCAAGATTCCTTCTCAAATCACCGAAGACTTAATCGTCATTCCACAATATTTTACTGGTTTTTTTGTGTAGTTTGTATGCTTATACAAACCCTCATCAATCGCTACTTGTAACAAGAGCTTAAAGTTTTCCCAGAAAGGCGGTGGATGACCTATCTCTTTAGTCATAAGATGGGCGAGTTCGTGTATCGCAACATACTTAAGTACATTTAATGGAACCAATTTATCTTCTCCATCACGAGATCGTAAGCAAAATACAATCTTTTCACCTTTGTTTACGGAGTAAGAGGTATAATTCGATGATTCAGTGCCTTCGCTTAAACTATCTGGACTGAAATTACTCTCTAAACGCTCCACATCCTTACTATCTGGATATTTCTCTTTCATTTTCAGGATAAGCTTCTGAAGTGTTCTATTCAATTTAGCGAGCAAATTCGCAGCATCTTTTTTGTCAGGTAAGTTCTTCACAAGATATGCTTTTCCATCTACACTGGAAACAACATATTCGACTTCAACATTTTGATATTGAATGTAAAATATGATTAAAACGATCATGATTGTTAAAATGAATCCTTCGGCGAGATTCATGTGTGATTACCCTATTGGTTATTTAAAATATAAAAAAATTGATTCTACTTTAAGATAATAATTCGAATCAATATATTATGGAAATACAAACTTTAGATTGGAGGGCTGAAGATTTCGACATTGAAATCGAGGATGAGGATGATGAATCAGCTGAACCAACTATTATTAAAAAGTACATTATCAAGGCTTTTGGGTTGAATGAAAATAAAGAGAGTGTCGCTTTGACGATCACTGATTTTACCCCATATTTTTATATCAAGCCTCAACACAAAATCATTCCAAATGAATTGAAACAACTCGAATCTCATTTGATTGGAGTACTACCTTTCAAGTTAAAAGACTCTATAAAAAGCCTGAAAGTGATGGCGAAGAAAGATATGTGGGGGTTCACAAACAACAAAGCATTTCCCTTCATTCGAATCACTTTCACCAATCTAATGGCCATGAAGTTTTGTGTGAAGCATTTATCAAAATCAGTACCCATATGTAAGCGAATGCTTAAGTACAAACTCTATGAAAACAATATTGAACCATTCATCCGATTCTTTCATTGTAAGAATATCAATCCTTCTGGATGGATTAAGATAGATCCGAGCAAGTGTTTTCGAAATAAAGTACATAAGACCAATTGTAAGTATGATTTGGCCATTAAATGGTCTAATGTGGAAAGCCTTCCTACCAAAGAAAGAATCTCTCCATTGATCGTTGCGAGTTTTGATATTGAATGTACGAGTAGTCATGGTGATTTTCCATTGGCGATCAAAAAATATGAAAAAACAACTCGTGAAATGATCCAAGCATTCTCTCAATTCAAACAAGCAAATCCTATTGATATCAAAAGATTTATCAAAGAAAGCCTATTCCATATCTTTGAAGTTCAATATTTTCCTGAAATCGAAAAATACTATAGTAAAATTTACTTCAAGGAAACCAATCGAAAAGTCACAAAAAAACAAATCATCCGAATCATTGACACCTTGTACGATATCGTAATCACTGATATAAATACACAAAAACATTTCAAAGAGATATATGAAGATGAAGATGAATGTACTCGTTTCAAGAATGCATTCAAACAACCCTTACGAAATAATGATAAAAATAAACCAATAAATGATGAAAAAGAAAGCGTGTTCAATCAAATCAATAATATCCTCAGTCAAAACTTTCCTGAAGTGGAAGGAGACTCTGTTATTCAAATTGGTACCACTTTCCATCGTTATGGTGATATGAATTGCTTTTATAAACATATCATCACTCTTGATACATGTGATGATATTCCTGGTGTGGATGTGATTCAGTGTGAGACTGAAGTTGATGTCCTACTTGAATGGACTAAACTAATCCAATCTATGAATCCAGATATCATTACTGGTTATAACATCTTTGGTTTTGATTTTCAATTCATGTATGATCGCTCTGTAGAAATCGGATGTCGTAAGGCATTCTGTCAACTTGGTAGATACAAGAATCATGTTTCTGAAATTGTTCATAAGTCACTATCTTCATCTGCTCTAGGAGATAACTTCTTACACTTTATCGACATGGAAGGACGAGTATTGATTGATTTGATGAAAGTGGTACAAAGAGACCATAATCTAGATAGTTACAAGTTGGATAATGTTGCTTCCCACTTCATTCAAGGAAGCATTAAGAACATTGATGGGAATCAACTTAAAGTAGACAACCTTCTCGGAATCCAGGAGCAATCATTCATTCATCTAAAGAATGAAGATGTAACTCAAAAATACATGGTCACTAAAATTGATCCAGAAAACAACATCATTGTTGTAGATGATTCATGTCAACCTGTAATTCATGCTTTCAAAAAGTGGGGTCTCGCGAAAGATGATGTGTCTCCGAATGAGATCTTTCAATGCCAAAAAGGTACTAGCACGGATAGAGCAAGGATCGCAAAGTATTGTGTTCAAGATTGTGCTTTGTGTAATTTGTTAATCATTAAGCTTGAAATCGTTGCTAATAACTTGGGTATGTCAAATGTATGTTGTGTTCCTCTGTCATACATCTTCATGCGTGGACAAGGTGTAAAAATCTTTAGTCTTGTCGCTAAGCAATGTAGGCTTGATAACATCTTGATTCCTACTCTTAACAACAAGTTTGCTAGTGACTATGTTGAGAATGAAGATGATGATGGGTATGAAGGTGCAATTGTTCTAACCCCAAAACCAGGCATTTATGTAAATGAGCCAATCTCTGTGATGGATTATGCTTCACTATATCCTTCAAGTATGATTTCTGAAAATATATCTCATGATAGTCTTGTCTTGGATGATAAGTATGATAACTTACCTGGAATTGAATATGTAGATATCACTTATGATGTGTTTGAGGGAATTGGAGATACGAAGAAGAAGGTTATGAAAAAGGTGGGTGAAAAAACTTGTAGGTACGCCCAATTTCCTGATGGAACCAAAGGAATTTTACCTCGCATTCTCATGAACTTGTTGAAGCAAAGAAAAGCAACTAGGAAAAGAGCTACTGAAAAGAAGGTAACCCTTAAGAATGGAGATGTATTCACTGGGTTGATGAGTGAATCTGAAACCACAATAAACATCGGAGATGTCTGTATCGATAAGAATCAAATTGAAAAGATCGAAGATTTGTACAATGATTTCATGAAGGCAGTATTGGATGGTTTACAATTGGCGTACAAGGTCACCGCAAATAGTTTATATGGACAAGTTGGTGCCAAGACGAGTCCAGTGTATTTGAAAGAGTTAGCAGCTTCAACCACTGCAACTGGTCGTAATCTAATCTTGAAGGCGAAAGATTTTATGGAAAAACATTATGATGTGAATGTAATTTATGGGGATACTGATTCAATCTTTGTGAGTTTTCGATTGAATGAAAAAGAAGGCTTGACAGGTAAAGAAGCATTACAAAAGAGTATTGATTTGTCTTGTAAGGCAAGTGCTGAATTCAAGAAGGCTTGTTTGAAAGCACCACATGATCTTGAGTATGAAAAAACCTTCTATCCTTTTGTAATTCTTAGTAAAAAGAAGTATGTTGGTAACTTGTATGAGCATGATGTGAACAAGTTTAAACAAAAATCCATGGGAATTGTATTGAAACGACGAGACAATGCGAATATTGTAAAACATGTATATGGTGGTATCATTGATATCATTTTGAATGAAGCAAACATCACAAAAGCGGTTCATTTTCTGAAAGATGAGTTGAAAGATTTGGTGGATGGCAAGTTTCCATTAGAGCAACTTGTGATCACCAAAACACTGAAAGGTGAGTATAAAGATCCTACAAAGATTGCACATAAAGTATTGGCAGACCGTATGGGAGAACGAGATCCTGGTTCAAAACCTCAAGTAAATGACAGAATCCCTTATGTATATATTGTGAATAAGAATAAGGACTGTTTGCAAGGTGACAAGATTGAGACACCTTCTTATATCAGGGAACATGATATAAATCCTGATTACGCATTCTATATTTCAAATCAAATCATGAAACCTGTTAGTCAACTCCTCGCATTGACCTTGGAGACGATTCCTGGATATACAAAGAAGCACGATCCATACTACTATGATCGTAAAATGAAGCTATTGATTACGGAAAAGAAAGGAGATGAAAAGAAGGCACAAGAGAAATGGAATACACTTCGTATGAATGAAGTAGAGGACTTGTGTTTCAAACCATTGTTGAATCAACTTCAAGCCAAAACGAATGGCAACAAGTCTATGTTAGATTTCTTTAATGTAAGTAATAAGTAAAAAAGTACTTTATACAATGAACAATTTCTTTTTGAAAACATTACTACACTTAGGATTTCAATTAACATTGACTGGATTCACTGCAAATAATATGCGAAATGAAAAAATAAGCTATAAATGGTTGTGGTTTATTGTGATGATTGGACTCCTATTTGCCATGCAATTTACCCAAATACCATTACCCATCCGTTTTATCATGTTTTGTATGTTCTCTGTTATTAATGGATTTATTCTCTCAGTGTTCTTGAAATTTGCTAGTGCGAAGGATATCGCTTCCGCGATATTTTATACTGTATTTATCTTTGTAACTATGGTGCTTGTTGGATTTTTCATTTTGAAATACAATGTTAATATCACACCACTGATGTTACTTGTGTCAATATATTCTATTACTATGCTGATAGTCTATTTGTATATGATATTCTTTACAGTAGAACAAAAGACTAGACAATATGTAAAACTAGCATCCATTGCTCTCTTTTCTCTTTACATTATCGTAGATACCTATTTAAACTTCAATAAAGAATATGATGGAGATCTTGTTATATCCACCTTAGATTACTACACAGATATCATGGCTATTTTCAAGAACATATTATCCTATTTTAGTAATGATGAAATGATTTAAAATAATACAAACCATAGTTTCATAAATGAACACCTTTATCCCGTTGAATAACGACAATAAAACTATGCTTACTAGGAGTAAAACAGTCAGACACAAACTTCATTGTATATCGAAAGCCGTCGATTATGGATATAAACCATATATAACCATCGACAAGAAGAATGATCGTATTCCCAAATCCATATTTGAGTTTACATTTGAGCATTTTCATAAAGAGTTACAAATGAGACAGAAATATGGATATCGGAAAGATCCATATAATAATGTGTTTGATCGAGAGGAACTGAACCAAATTCGTAGGATGCGTAATAATATCAAGAAATTTACCTTGAATGATGACAATATATGGAAACGAGAATTAGCTAGAGAACAGATTGATTGTCCACGCATTATGATGATGTTGTACTATGTTATTTGTTGGTTTCTAGATTTTATTTTTAAAGACAAACCAATTGATCGTTTTTGGTTTTTAGAAACAATCGCAAGGATGCCCTATTTTTCATATGTAGCTATTTTACATTTGTATGAGACATTAGGGTGGTGGGAAACTGGTAGTGGTTTGAAAAAAGCACATTATGACGAAGAAGCAAATGAGACTTACCATTTACGAATCATGGAATCATTAGGTGGTGATTCATTATGGTGGAATCGATTCTTAGCTCGTCATGGTGCGGTTGCCTATTATATAATACTCTTGGTATTGTTTATGTTAACCCCAAAATACGCTTATTTATTCAGTGAGTTGCTCGAACTTCATGCTGTGGATACTTATGATGAGTTTTGTGAGAATAATAAAGACTTATTATTGATGATGTCACCTACTATTGAGTCGATTGATTATTTACCTAATGCTGAAAATTTGTATGAGGTGTTTATGCGTGTAAGTGAAGATGAATACAAACATGCACAAGCAATGCGTATCGTTCGTCAATTACCCAAATAATTTCAAACAAAAAATAAATTGTAGAAGTAAAGAGAGGATATGAATAGAACAAATTTTATTATCATCTTGATTATTCTTGGGTTTGTATTCATGTTGTTTATAGGATTACTCATGGTTGTAGTTTCCAATCAATCCAAACCACTCACCAGAGAAACATGTTTAACACATGGGAATAGAACGGATTGTTTTCGTGTAAGTATTACTGATGGAATCGATCGTTTCAAGAATAAGTACACACGAGTTGTGGCAGATCCAGTCTTTGAACCTGAAAACAATAGTGTATTTAATATGGTGTATACTTGTACATTTAGTCCAGGTGATTTATTGAAAAGTAGTCTATTATTTGGGGCAGGTAATGATCGACCTCATAAAATGCGAATGAATAAAGAAGACGGTACGATGGAAATCCAGTTTTACTCGACTTATCGTCGCTTAGATTTCGAAATCCGTCCATTTCTGAAGAGTTTCCAGGTCAAGAAGATCACCTCAACACCTTATCCATTTAAATAGGATGAAGTCATATAAAGTATTTTACAGTAATTTTGTTTGTTTGTTAAAAGTAAAAATGTTGATTTACTTTTTGGCAATTAGTATGTTATTACTGATTTTTGTGGGTACATTTATGGCAGTTTACTTCTATCTTGAATACAAAAAGGAACAATCAAAGAATAACAATCTTTTAAATGAACAAGATTCTAGGAATAAAGCACTGATCAGACAAAATGCAGAATACATCAATATCATCCAAAATAAATTACAAAAGGAAAGTTGCTCGAAGGATAGAGATCGAACAAACTGTTTTACAATAACAAGAAAATCTGGCACAAATGAAGTAAATACAAAATACATTCAAATTGAAGTGAAGCCATTATACAAAGAGATGAACACCAAACAACAATACAAAGTGACATATCAATGTCGTTTTGTACCGAGTGAATTAACAGAGAGAGACATCATTCTCTTTGACGGTGCGATGGCTAGACCTGAAAAAATGGTACTAAACAGAACGAAAGGAACCCTTGATGTTATTTTTCATATACCTTTGAATACTTTGAAATTCAAGATGTACCCATATATAAAAAGTTTAAGTATTATGAAGATACTGGTGGATGAATTATCCACTTAAACACAAACTCCCAAGTAAAGATATTGATTGTTTTGCCTTGTCTATATGTTTAACACTGTCGTTCAACTCAAAGTCGTTTGTTCTAAAAACAAATACTCACATAATAAAGATAGTTCAGAACGGATTTTGAGTATAAACACGAGTCCGAGTAAGTTTTTAATTACCTCAAGGCGTTTGAAGGAAACAACCAAGAAGGCTATGCTTGAATGTAACCCAAAGAAAAAACATTATTCATTGATGAGCTCAGAGTGTATTCTTATTTGGAATGAAATCGAAGAGCTTGTGGATACACTAGATACACTACAGAAACAAGAGGAACTGGATGATTTAGATTTTAAAATTTGATGAATTCATCGCATCACACAAGTCATCCATACTAATAGATTCTTTAACAATCTTCATAAATATCCTCATCTTTAGTACATTATCAAACACAAAGGTGTCATTTGGATATTCTTCATTAATTTTTCTTAAAACTTCTACAATTCCAAAGAAGAGGTCGTTAATTCCCTTGAAAACGAAACACTCAATGATATTATTATAAACAGGGTTATGTTTAACATGGTCGTTTCTAATGATGTCGATGTAGTCTGGGTTATTTCCAAAGAGAATATAGGCGGGTATTGCCATTTCAGCATTCTCCGAATCTCGTTTGATGATGTGTTCGAGGATTTTGTATATGGAAGTTTGTTTTGATTCTTCAACATTAGTGATCACAGAGTCTACAAACTCAAAGAATTCAGCAATAATGTACA